AAAACTGTGTTAAACTACTTTTATTGTAGCTTGACACAGTTTAGTTTACACTCTCTATCACTCCAAAGCGCATACAAAATGCAATGTATCATCTTAGACAAAAGTATGGTTATTTCTATGAAACTGTTGACAAAACTGAATTATATTACGATTCGCAAACAAGACGTGTGAAAAACGAAAATTACTATACTGAAAAGTATGGAATCTCTTTTATTCTGGCTGACGAATAATTTCTGCGCATTATCTATATGTTTAGGGGTGGCTACACATCGCGTGCGGTCACCCCTTTTTGTTTGTATCAACTAATAACCAAATAAAAACATAAGAAAAAACTAAGAACGTTTATGTAGTTTTAACTTCCAATATATCCAACCTAAAAATGCGAGAATGCCTATAAAAAGACAAACTGATGCTATCTTACCTATATTCAAGAAAGCTCTGTCAGTCTTTGATAGTTGCTTGCCAACCTCAACTTTATATGGAATCGAATCTCGTACAATCAAGGTATCTGATTTGTTTCTTACAATATATCTGTCTTTATATTGAAGATGGTACTTGTCCTTGAAGACTGTATCACCTCTAATATAAACAGATACGCTATCATGCACATAGACGGAATCAGTCTTCAATAAAGAATCCGTCTTTACTACGACCCTATCTTTGTATTCTGTAACAGGAACATACTTAGTAGTAGTGCATCTACAGAACATTGATAGAATCAGCATTGCTACTGCAATAGCAATTAAAACCCTTGTTATCTTATCAATCAGTTTCATAAGCTACTGAATTACAATCGTTACTTTTTCCTTTTTATCCCAAGCTGTCTTCATGGTCTGAATGAGCTTGCTTGTCCAAAATCGAGAATCGCTAATCCATCCTTTCTTATCGTTTTTACCGATAAGAATACACCCCTCAGTATCTTTTGCAGAGTTACCACTATGTATGCGTATTCCTTCAAATCCTTTGACATTCAGAAGCAATGGCAACATCTTCTTGAATCTGTTAGAATAGGTATATACACATTCATAGCTGCCGATTGGTATTGCAGTCTGCCCATAAACCTTCTTCTTCTTGATTTCTTCAAGCTGCATATCTTGGCGCAATCCTCTATCAGTATCTTCAAGAGTATTGCATCCGAACAATTTGCCATTCACGTACAGACGGCTAATAGTATAGCCATCCTTTTTCCAAGCCCTATCAATTAGTATTTCCATTTTTGTTTTCCTCCTCTTTTTTGTCAAACTCCTGGTTCAATCTCTCCAATATCGGCTTCCAATAGCTCGGCAATGCCTTCGCAAACTCAAACCTCAGAATGTAATAAATAACCCTGAACGAGATATTCTTAGGGTACGCCTTGATGAGATTTTTAAACGCATTGCATATATACACATAGCAGAATATATACGTAAGCATTTTAATCACGAATAATGCTTCTGTATTGTCGTTGCAACTTACCATGATTCCATACATGACATACACAATAACAATATACAAGAGCATTTCTAAAAGTGCGTTCTTGAACTTCGATGCAGAAAAGTTCTTGCATCGTACAACACTAACGCCGTCAGCTCGCATACCACAGAAGATATTGAAGCCAAAGGCAATAACCAACGCCAAAATAAAACCTTCCGTTGGCGTTGCAAAGGCAAGTATAGCTGAAAATATAGTAACACCTATCTGCCGAATCTGTGAAGAATCTAATAAATCTGTCATAATCTGTTATCCTGAATAATTAATAAAAATAAAGTTTCGGTCTCTTTCTGCAAAGATAGCAAAAAAAACCGAAACTCCATTCAGAATAACGAAAAACTTTATACTTTTAAATCCTGATACGGCAATTCTCCGTTATTTAAGAAAGAAATGCACTCATCGAAAATCTTACGTTCATAATCGAGCGCATTGATTTTAGGAAACCATTTCTTTATTTTTTCGTCATTGCGTTTAACCATTTCACCCCAAAGAACACACCAATCATTAATTGTGATGTTGTCGTTTTTAACTTCGTGCCAATAGTCTTTCGCCACATCCTTTGTGTAGAGCTGGTTAATGAGACAAAGATGTAAGTCTGCCATTTCTTCATCAAAATGGCACTCACCAATCTCACATTGAACTTGCTTCATCATATCAAGCATTACACCGTCATTCATTCCAACTTCGCAACAATCAGCCATTGTCGCAACACAATTCTTAATAGCCTGTATATCGTTGCTTGCCAATATGTTTTCAAATACCTTTTTCATAACCGTATGTTTTTAGTGTTACTTCAAGAAATACTCTCTGATGTCGTACACACCATCCTTATCCTTCAGTAAGTCAAGTGCAAGGTGGTTGGCATACTTAACCAGATGCTCTGTACCAATATCCTTCACGTCTTCCTTGCCGAGTATCTTTGCGATGGTACATCCATGGTCGCTTACGACCTGATTCATTGCAACGTACAAAGCATAATCGTTGTAGTAAGGCTTCTCCTCTGTCGCAAGTCCGAGACCGGTCATAGCATTGAGCCACGTCTGCATATCCCAAGTCGCAGAAGGGTTCATTCCGTTCACAATCTCAGAAGCCTCCTTCTTGGTGAGATAGTTCTTCCACTTGATGGCGCAGAGCTTATCAAGATACTCTTGCGCCAACTCTGGGTGTTTGGCTGCCATATCCTGCATCATGCAACGCATGGTGTCTCCGAATGTGTGCATATACTTTACGTTGGTTGATGAAGCCATCATTCCATACAGCTCATCAAATTTACTCATAATCTCTTTTGCTTCCATATCTTATATATTTTAACCTATTATCAAATCTTTCAACTCTACAAAATCCTCCTCTGTGAAGTTGATGCTTCGCTTGCTTCCAAAGAGGATAGCGGTTGCAATTCCATCCGGCAGGTCAATAGACACAACGCCTTTATCGATATGTCCGTGAATAAAACCTACATCGAATTTGTAATCTTCCACGGATTTTAGCATCTGCATCATATCTTCAAATATCGTGTTGGCATCTATGTTTCCGTTCTCATCGGCGATGAATAGGGTAGCGTTGTCTATCGATTTATCCCACTTATCCTTATTCTTGGATATGATATTATGCGCCGCACGTTTCATATACACTGATGGTATGGCTAGCATCGGGTTAGCCTTAACCATATCGTCTATTCTTGCGTCTGCCCAAACGTCAACCGATTCAAGCAGTTTCTCTTTAAGCTCTGTTATATTCATTTCTTAGACCCTCCTTTCTTAGCTTGATTCTGACCATTAATCATTGCGAGATAATCCTTGTATGCCATATCTGGATAATTGGTGAGGTAGTCATCAAGCAAGGCTCGCTTCTGTTCCTCCTCCTTAGCCATCTCCTTCTTTAGCTTTGTTACGATGGATAGGTGATGCTTCAAAGCCTCCTTGCCTTGCTCTGTCTGCTCTATACGAGGTCGGATAATGCGTAGTTCCTCATCTTGCACAAGCTTAGATACGTACTGCAAACTCTCCACGTATTCTTGGTTTTGTATCAAGAACTGCTTCTGAGTATCTGTAAAACTATCCTCTATCTTATCTATCTCATCGAAGAGTGGAGTAGAAGATACCTGCGTCTGCATATTGATAGATGCTCGCTTCTGTTGTATTGCTTCGTACATCTTCTGTAGCTCGGCATCCATCATCTGCGGCTGCTGCTGATTTGTACCCATATCCAATAATGGGCTGTTACCAAAATTCATCATAACAATCAAATATCTTTAAAGTTGGTGATATATTATAGAGAGGTGAGAGGGCATCCACCAACGAGGGCAAACACCCCTCACCAACTCATTTTTTCTTAGTCTTTTTTACGGACTTTCTTGCTCTGTTACGCTCCTGTAGTGGGCGTGGAAGGAGCAGTCCTGTTACAGCAATAGCTGCCGTAGCCCGAAATTACTGGCGTAGATGGGAGTACCAACTGACCACGCAAGCAATTGCAGGTCTTCTCGTTAACGTAAGCCATCATAAGCTTCTCCTTGTAAGGAGTGAGGGCTTCCATAACTGCTACCTTCTTGTCGAGGTCGCTATACTTAGCCTGTAGTGCGTCATACTGGTCTCTCTGATTCTTGTACAAACCAAAGTCTGCATCAATCTGAGACTTGTAAAGACCGAACTCAGCCTGCATTGCACGGCGGTTCTCAGCGTTGATAGCATCGTTAGCACCCTTATACATAGAGAACTTCTCTGCGATGTCAGTTTCACGCATAGCGTAGAACTTGTTAGCGGTGTCGAGCTTCAAACCGAACATGTCGGTAAGCAGCTTAACCTCATCAGCGCATTCCTTCTCCATTACCTGCAAGGCAGTTGGCTGATTAGCATTCGCATTTGCGCCATAACCGTAAGCGTTGATGTTTACGTTCTCAGGCATATTGCCGCCGAGTGAACCAAACACACTGCGATTACCTCCAAATAACCAAGCACCAGCACCGAGTGCCGTGCCAATGATACCAAGGGTAAGACCAGCATTTCCTGTTGCCTTAGAAGCATAATCATCGTGCTTCTTTCCCTCTTCGTAGATTTTCTTCTCTACGACCTTTGCATCTGTCATTTCCATAATACAATCTTTTGAAATCCTTAATATTAACTAACACTATGTAATCGATTACGGATGCAAAGGTACAAAGAACATAGAAGAGCAAATATAACTCTATCACACTTTCTTTTAGTGGCTGATTATCAGTGTTTTAAGGTGATAGGAGGTAGCATCATATATCGTTACGTATAATTTAAGGCAAAAAGTGCGTATATTTTTCGGGGAAATGTGTGTGTGTTTGTCTATTATATTGTACCAAATAAAAAAGAGAGGCAATTACTTACCTCTCTTACTCTTAATGAAGTGAAGAATATCCCACTTCTTCCAATATCGGGTGTGCCCACGCTTCTTGCATTCTCCGTTCGGAATGTCACCTCTAGCAACCATCCTGTTCAAAGTGGCATCAGAAACGTGCAACTTCTCCTTAACTTCCTCGGTGCTCAACATAGGATTGAGAGCATACGGCAGATAGTTCTCACAAAGGTCTTCTATCTCATCGCTACTCATTCCGCAAGCAGTTACCTTCTCCCCTCTCTTCTCTTGCTCGTCTGCTCGAAAACAAGAATCCGATAACGATTTTAATAACACTCCCAAGGTGTGATAACCAAATAACTTTCCCATATCATTATAATCTAGAGATTAAACTTTGACAGCCCTTGCCTGAGAAATACTTATCGGCAAAACCATATACATAAAATATAATGGTCATTACAAGTATTACAACATTAGCTTCCACCATTTCGTTGGTGGTAAAAACATTCCAGTATACGATATGAATAGCATTTATCCCAAATAGGTAGATTATCATCGGAATACGCCATCTGTAGCAGAGCCAAAAGAATCTGCTCGCAATTATAAGCACAAGCGGATGGATGTAAACGGAAAAATAGATAAATGCTGCCGATACCCAATTCTCCTTAAACCATACGCACATTTCTTTTTCATGAGACGCAAATGTTACCATACATGCAATATGAAAAAGCATGATAAACAGAGGCATCACTTCACAATAATACTTAAACCAAGTGAGTAGCTTTATGCTGTAGCCTCTACCTGCAAGGATAATGACGTTTATAATTTCGCTAACGTCCATGTCCTTAAACATTACTCTTGACAACTGTACAACACCGACTGATTGAACTAACCGATGGACTTCGTCTTTTTGTTCTTCTGTCATTGAAATACCTCCTTTTGTCTATAGTTAATTGTTCATAATTCGTTGATTTAAAACAAATGATGGTGCAAAGATACCCTTTTCTGTACAAAAATAATGAAAATGAGAATATTTTTGTGTTAAACTTTACAAAAAGTAACAATTTGAAAGTTTTTGCTAGCAAAAAGAAAGGCGGCTACATATTGTAAACCGCCTTATCTTTTAGAATATATAAGTAAGCCATCTATAACGTTTCCTGCCTTCAAGGTACGTGAGGTTCTCCTGATTGGCATAAGCCTCCTGCTCAAACGATATTGCCCGATAAGCTTGATGGCTGTCTCTGAGGATGATAAGTCTGATGAGCCATTCGATAAGATACCAAATATAAAAGAAAACGTAAAGCATTTCCTTCATCTGCTCGGTATGTATCTGTTCGTGATTGAGCGATACATCACTAATCTTTTTGTCTCTTCGTGTGAAGAGAACCCCGAAGAGGTTCACGTAACTGAAACCTCTAGGGGAAATAATTCTGTTCTTTACTATCTTTATACTTTTGTTTTTAAACGAATTTTACTGAATCTATATCTCTTCTAACTCTATTATTCTGTGTACCGCATCATTACAATCCTTATTGAAAAGTCCTATTGTTCCTTCAGCACGTCAGCAAATACAGCTCCTCCTTCCGTCCAAATCTCAATCTCGTACCCTCCATCGAGAATTGCATCAATCTCCTCCTCGGTCGGCATTTCCTTTAATATCTTCTTCATCTCTCTTATTGATTATGTTCTTGGCGATGTTCATAAAAATCGCCTTTTCCGTGTATTTGTATTTAAGCTTTACTACATCAAAATGACCTTCTATATAGCAGTACTCATAGAATTTCTGCGGTAACTTCGCCATTATCCTGCGTTTTGTAGCGTATTCATTATAGTGTGACATAATGCCGAGATAGGAATTGACGGAGACAATCTCCTTCTTTATATCATCAATCATCCCCATTTCAGCAGCCCTGCCTAATCTTTCCACGGCGAAAGCAAAGCTGTTGATGGTGTGGTTGGCAACATATACTCTACCAGGCTTAATGACCGCACCCGTAAACTGAACACCTTTGGAATAATGCTGTAGATAGAATTTCTTTTCGTTGAGCCTTAGACCCAGCTTTCCGAGTTCTGTTCTGAGCATAGGGATAACCGATAGCAGCTTCTCTTTGTCCTTGCTTACGAATGATATATCGTCCACGTACCTATTATGCCTTACGCATACGGCATCTACTTTCCAATCTATCACATTCAGCAGGAAGTTCGCAAACAGCTGGGCAAAGAGATTGCCGATAGCAATTCCTCTGTCTTCTCCGTTGGTAAACAGTGACTTCTCCTTTGGGATAAAGTTCCACATCCAAAGCGGACTCCTTCGCTCACAGTTTAGTTCTGGTCTGTGCATAATGACAAGATTGCAAAGCCATCTTAGGTCTTCCTTGTCGTCTCCTTTATAGTGCTCAACTACAAAATCATCTACCATCTTTGCAAGAATGTGCTTAGGAATGCTCATAAAGAAACCCTTCAAATCAACCTTCATTACATAGGCATCCTTGGTGTAATTCTCACTCTCCTCACGAATATCTTCAGCAAGTTGAGTAACGCCAGCTAACTGACCTTTCCCTTTGCGGCAGTTGTAGGTTCTGTCGCAGAATATCTGTTCAAACAGTGGCTCTAATCTTAACGCAATATAATGATGAATGATTCTATCTCTGAACTCACCCGCAAACACCTCTCTGTAGCGAGGATAGCGGACGACAAAGCAGATAGATTTTCCGATTTTATACTGACGTGAGTTAACTTCATTCATAAGTTCCACAAGATTGTGAACATAATCAAGCTCGAACTCCGTAGCTCCGACTGTGCTCCGCTTTCTTTTACGGCAGTCTAAATATGCTTCTAATATCGTTTCAAAATCTATCATTTACTATTTATCCTGAATACGTCTTCTTCATTAGTGCTGAAACAGGACGAACCCTGTTCTGATTGAACTTATAGTTGTTGTTCACGTTGCCATCGTTCAGATTCAAGTTCCAAGCGTTGGTCGCCGAGTTCTGGGTTGTCACTACATTATCTTGTTCTTTACCATATATGATGGTAGTAGCCCATTTATTCGGAAGACTGTTCTCCTAGTTTGGCGTACCTCCCTAGCACTGACTACGTTCACTTTCTGACCTTTTCAAGGCTTCGGTAAGTGAACCCTTCCACGCTGTGCTCTGTCGTCCTATACTATCCATCAACAGAAGTAAGTTTGCTAACTTATCTCTGCCTTTTATCCACTGATGTTCTCCTGCTATCTCAATCAAGGTATTCAGTAATTCCAAGTTTGATTGCAACTCAACCATATCAGTAATTCTCATCTTCAAATCCTTACCCATATAGACCCTTGCGATAATGTGAAGAGAATCAATAGCCGTGCGCTCGATTCTGTCTCCAACAACATATCGCTGCTCCTTTGGGAAGTCTTTGATGATGTAAATAACCTCATTCAGAAACTTTTTCATATCTCTGTAAACTCTAGTCTTGCTTGCAATCTTTGCTGTCATTATACTGAATACCTTTCTTAATACAACTTGCTTCCCCACGCCCTTAAAGGCGTGGGAGCGAAAAGAACTAACTACTAACTAATTTAAAAATGCTGAAACAGGACGAACCCTGTTCTGATTGAACTTATAGCCGCTGCTCACGTTGCCATCGTGCAGAGACAAGCGCCAAGCGTTGGTTGCCGAGCTCTGGGTACTAGTCCAATACCAGGTAGTCTGCAACTGGGTTGCTCCATTGATTTTAGACAAGGCATAATTTATTTTGTCGAAGTTTGCCCAGATCATAGCCATTTCACCAATTGACGGCAACCACCATCTTCCTGCTGTCAGACCTTTGCCGTTAGCATTTGTGCGTGAATATCTGTTGCAGAATCCTGCGGCATAATCCTCTGTATTTGTAACGTTGCTTGATGTACTTCCGTTGATGATAGCGGTCGTATTAGCCCGACCAGCAAAGTCGTTCAATGCGGCTATTCTATCACTTGTCGTAGTTACTCCGCTAATCTGAACAGAACCAGACGTATCAGATGATGAAACTGGTTTGGAACTCCACTTAGCGGAAGATGCTTCGGTTGGAGCAATCACAAGATGTTTTCCTCCTTCAACAAGAAGAACTCCTTCCGCTATCTCTCCACCGGTCTGATATGATGCCCAAGAACTCACCCTAACGGCAAGAGGATAATTATCGCTCTTGCGATGAAACATGATGAATACACCATCGTATAGCTGGTCTATGTCTGTTCTGATAGCATCTTCCATCGTTGCTTTACTAGCATTTGTGACCGCCTGCCCGTTAGCAGACAGCCAATCGCTGATTTTTCTTGTCTTTATAGCCATAATATTATGTATTTAAATTGTTATTACTTATTTGCATTATCTGCCGCATTGCTGATAGCGGCATTCACTGCGTCAATGAAGCAGGGAGCGGTAGTTCGCTCAACGAGTTCCTTGATGATTCTCGCTTCATCATCGGTGTACTCTGTGTCATCGTTGCCGTTCCACATTTTCACTGCAAGAGCCTGTCCTGCCAGCCCCAATCCTGCTCCCTGCGAGTAGATGATGTTTGCAATCTGCTTGCGTGCGTTAACTACCTGACACCGATTCTTGTCGAGTGTCATAAATACTTCGAGATGTTCTAACTTAACTTTCATATTAATTTTTGCTTTTATGATTATCTATTTGACCAATCCAAATCATGTTCTCCGCTCCAGAAGATACCACGACCGAAATAGGTCTTACCCTTCTGACTAGGATTAAGTAATTCTGGGTTTATATATACAAGATTTATTGTTTGTCCACCATTAAGTTGATGCCATCCACCGACATCACAGAAATATATTCCGTTATTAATATCATTAGCATTTATTGCCATCCAACGCTTACCTGTTCCTCCAGGTACAAACTCGTAATAATGTTCAGCATTTGCTCTAGAAGAATTGAATACTACTACATCAATAGGACATCCGGCAGATTTATCATCAGGACTATACAATGGAATTTTGTATACGGTTTTATTGTCATACGTAGTACTCTCTAGTCTCACAACAGTATGTGCAAAACCGTATCCGTCTGGATAGATGCGCATACTAGCCCCATTTATTACTGCCAATGTACTATTATTATGACCAAAAGCACCTCGACTCCATATAGTACTAGCATAGAAACGCCAACCTCTAGTCCTTTCTGGATTCACACCTTGACTATAAATATCTGCATCAAATGTTATATAGCCAGAACTATCAAAATATATTGAACCAGCGCTTTTCTTTCCATCAGAACTAACCGCAGTCAATTTATGAAAAGAGCCTACCACACCCTTTAGTTCTCCTGCGAATATACCATTAGACGCATATAACGAACCATCTTTCTTTACGCTGAATGGAGCATCAGCCCCATTCGGTGCGCCAAGCCACAGAGCGTAATCATTAGCATCACTAACAACCCTAAATGAGCCAAACATCTTACCATCAGTAGTCGGATCGAACAGATTAATCTGATTGGTTCCGAGCATATTGATGGTAGCGTTCTCGGCAAGAAGAAGATGAGTTGCTATTGATTTATAATTACTCATCTCTGTCCAATGTCCATCGGTCAAACTAGGCGAAGAAGTAGCGTCGTTATACGTTTGAATGCACTGATACCATTTTCCTTTAACACACACAACATCAACGTATGCTTCTTCACCTGAACCCGAAAGATACTTATAGCTGCCCGATTCAAAACCGTCATGTTCACGCATAAGAGCACCTTTTTGACCTTTTTCTCCTCTCTGAGAGAAGGAGATAGAGCCAGTTACTTCTGCTAAAACCTTTGTCATAAGCTATTAACTATTTAACACCTGTGATTACGTAAACTGCGCCCTTGTAGGCACGTATTGCTGATTCCGTAACAGTAAACTTGTTGTCGCTTACCGTTGGTGCTCCCGAAATAGGAATACCGCTGTTGGAATATAATGCCATGCTGAATGCGACATCTTCGATATTGGTCTTAGAACCACGTTTGCGCATGTACGGAACGTATACGATGCTTCCTCCCGAATTTTGAATGAAGTTCTCAGCTACAGCATTTCCGTTGCCATCCGTAGGGTTCGGGAATATGATATATTCATCCGACACGTCATTGACGGTCTGGGTATCTGACGCATAAAAACTTCCTGCCTTGTATGCTTCGCACATAACGAGGATAGATGAATCAACGTCTGTCTCATTGATGGTGAATGTAGGAGAGTCGCTATCCTGCTTGAGTACCCATGCGTTGGTAGAGTCTGGCAGATACCACTTGAATGTGTATCCGCTAGATGTCACGGACGTTCCTTCCGTCACCTCTGCTTTGACGGTACAGCTACCGCCCTTCTCTGTGATAGTGAACAGATTCGTATTTGAAGTAGGGAGAATATTTACTCGCTTTGAACTGACAACGCCCTTGGCTATATAGACTGGGTACATAGCTTTAAGATTGATGTTCGTGTTTTCGAGCGACAGACTTGTTCTTGCTTCGATATTGAACGAATCACCGCTATTGATTTTCACAAGGTTCTTATTGACCGTAAGGGTCGGATTGCCGCTAGCATCAGCCCCCATGGTAAAATGACCAGACACGCCACCAAACGAATTAGTGGAAACTCCCGAATCATTGAACGCCAACGTCACACCGCCGACAACCCATGTTGTAGAACCCCTTGTAAGGTCGAAGTTATTACCTGCGCCCTGCTCTGCTGAAAAGGCTTGCATAACTATGACTGGATGCCTAGCACCGCTAGCTTCGAAGTCAGGCGAAATCTGAGTAGGCGCATTCCACTCGCCATCATAGTTCTGATTAACGTCTCCTGTCGTACACTGAAGGATTGGGTAGATTGTCGTTCCGTTGCTTGTCACAACAATCTGTCCTGTTATTGATGCTTTACTCATTTGTTACCTCGCTTTCCTTTTTATCTGTTGATACCTCAGATTCAGAAGACACGTCTGGCATATCTGCGCCAAATCCGTTATCCTTATTCCTTGTATCGCCCTCACCTCCATACGCTATCGGGGTATAGCAGTAAGATGGAGTAGCTATACTTCCGTCAATCTCAGCTAGAGCAGAATGCTCCTCTATGAGAGCACCGCCAGCATAGGCGGCTCTTGCACTCAGATTAACACCAGGAACATCATTCATCTCACTCTGATAGAGCAAGCAATTACCGTCATGCGTCATTGTAAGCGGAACACCAGCCTTGGTGATTACCTCTGCGACTTCCTTAGTTACCTTAACGTAATATCTCATAATCGTATATTTTTAAAGTTCAACAATAATTAGCTGTTCTCGTCAATTTCCCTTGACACAAGATAGTTTCCGTTCTCATCCACAAGGGTATTGCCATTCTCGTCAACAATCAGCTCGTAAGCACCTCTGTCTTCGATTGTCAGACGGATACTCTTCTTCGCTTCGAAAGGACATTGGAACGTCTCTCCGTACCCTAACACCGTGACATTCTCAGTCATGGTGACTACGCCATTGTTAACAACCTTGCCATAAGATACTTTCTGCCACTTCGCTCTGATAATCTTATTCCATACAGAAGGGTCAATGACTCCTTTGTTGTCACTTACGATAGCCCGACAAGTTACGAAAGCTGTATCAGAATTGAGACCGAAGCCATCGCCTACGAACTGAGGAGTGAGGGGTGGAATGGTTCTTTTGATATAGGTAACCTTCTTCGGGTCTCCTGTTCGAGGAGAAGATGGAACACTTCCTTCGTAGATATAGCAGGCTCTTACCTCATATCCGATTCCGTCACCTATCATATCACAGTTGACGGTGATAGATGTAATCTGACCGTTTGCAGCCTTTGTCATGGCGGTAATCTCGTAGTTCTCGGAATCGTCAACGGAAGAGATAAGCTGCTTTGTTCCGTTATCCAAGATACGATACCACCATATCCTTGCCTTTGCGTCCGCAGACTTATCTATAGCACCGACCATCACCTTTACTGTTATGGTTCTTGTGCTTGCATGTTTTAGCGGATTCCATAGAACAGTAGGAGCACTATCAAGCATAATCTCTGCCCTTGCATTAGTGGTGTCTTCAAGGTGGAGCGGCTTGTTGGCTATGAATGTGTACTTATATCCACTTATCGGGTCAGTCCAATTACCCTCAAACCGCATTGTTCTCGGCTTATTGATAACTGAGTTAGACTTGATAAAGAGAGTTCCCTTGTTCAAACCCTCTATTGTGGCTTCATAACCACTTACCACACTAGCTTTTTCACTTGTTGCTACTACGACAATTCCACTAGTAGAGACTTCCGACCATTTGAATGAATCCAACTGACTGTTAAATGTGCCCGTCTCGTTAGGGTTGTCGGGGTCTATGAGGAAGCATGACGGAAACATCGTACATGGACGGATTGCGTAATTCGGGGAATATGAGTTAGCGATGCCGTCATACTGCTGTCTGTTGATGATGTCTCCAACTATCTCTATGCTGCAAGACTGGGAATAGGCGGTTGCCTGTATATCCATCATCTTGTCACCACTTACTGCTAATTCTTTTGGCATATCTTTCAATTTTAAAGTTCAACATTAGAAACTAACACTCACATCTTCGGAATACATCGTCTCTCCATCCTTGATTTCGGCATCACATCGGAATGTCACACCACCTATCTTGAATGCAGCACCGCCAAGGTCTTCATAGGTCAAATCAACCGACAATCCGCAGTTGGCATGAGAGAGTGCCCATTTATTGTCTGCGGTCGGGTCTCCGCTGTCTCTAGTCCATACCACATTGACCATAGAATCGGTCACGTCTTGATTGTAGAGCCTTCCGACTACTGATAGAGTAGTGAATACTTTCCAAGAGCCATCAGCATTCGTTGCCATCAAATCGTTGAGACGAAAGTTCCACAGCTTCGATGATTGCATTTCGAGTGTAAAATACGGATTGCCCTCCACGAATGCCCAAGCTGTAGATGAGTAGATTGGCGGCTTTGTTGTCTTGTCTTCAAGGCATTGCCACTTGCACCCGAGGTAATAGACGGTATCAATCGTTCTGTCACCATTGCGGTAAGGATTATCGCCTTGCGCCACAGACAAGCTCCACACACCTCTGTCTCTTGTCGTATAGATTGGGTTGCCCTGATAGTCTATCTGCTGAAATGATGCAGCCATCATCCACTTAGCATAGAACGCTCCATCACGCTTGTTGGCGGTAGGGAAGTCTTGGAAGAGGAACGATAGTGCATCTGGCAGCTTGCCCATCGCAAGAGAGTAGTTCGTCTTGTCTATGATAGGCTTAGTAACGTGGTCGAGCCATACAAGCAACCCCTCGGATGATGATATATACCAGCAGCTCTGTCTGTCTTCGTCCACCGCATTTCCCCATCGTATCAATCTTGCTAGCTCGCAAGGTGGATAGTTCTTCTTGCTAGGACATTCATCATCGGGGTAGCAGACTACCGTAATGGTATTTGTTACTGTGTTAACCGATAGTACTCGCAGCCACATATCATAATACTTGCCATTCTCGGCTAAGGTATTGATGGAAGCCAAGACAACATCATTCTCCTTGAATGTCGTAAAGTCGTTACCCCATCGTTTCTGAAGCTTCAAGTCGTAAGCCACGTTGCCACCTTCCGTTGCCGCAGGAATCTCCGTCACCGACTCAACCATACCGCTCTCCGTAAAGACGAAGTTACTCTCCATAGCTGTCTGTCTGTTCACGATGAGTTCCTTTGCTATGATAGAGCTTCGGGATGTGATGCTTTCAAACTCGGCATTACCCAGCTCGTCAATCCTGCCACCAGTACCAAAGAGCATTCCCTGAATGAACTCTCCGAAGGTTGCACCTTTCTTGAACTGAGATAAGTATTCTGCTGTCAATCCTTGCACGAACTTCTGCACCTTCTCCCAAGTGATAGTACCCTTGGCGGTGTCATCGTTTAATTTAGAGAGATACATCTTATCGGTTATACTAGCATTAAAGCTATTGGTATTACTACCCCCAGCCATGCTAGATAGAGATTTAACCGTTTCTCCTTTTACTGCATCAATAATCTGCTTTACATCACTCTTTGTAACTTCCAACGAATTTACAAGCTCAATTTCAACTTCTGTCAGCTCTTCGTTATCAACCTTTACTGAGTAGTTGCTGACGAAAACTTCGTGACTAATAAGATTTCCATCGCTATCCGAATCGCCTTGTATCTGTATTGACAGCTTTGCATTCTCATTCAACTTGCTTGCAAAGTCAGGATTCTCTTGTAAGAATACGCGAGAAAACTTAACAGAGTAGTTAAATTGGTCTGTATTGTTTTCGCTCATGTGCTTGATAAGAGCATCATCGAGTCGTTTCTCTGCTGCCGTTACAAGAACCTTTGGTGGTTTGATGCCTGTGATGACAAACAAATCTCCCTTTTGCGGTTTAAATCCAGCACTCGCGTTTGGCATTATGATACCTAGTGTTGATGTGTCCTTCTGAACCGCAATCCATAACTCTTTCTGAGTTGAATCTTGGTTTAGCTTATCTTCGTAAGCATCGCTAGCGTTAGCAAAGATGTAGTCATTTTTATCTGTGCGAACTGGTTTTAAGTTTCCATTTTCATCGACACTTACACAGTTGTAGCACTTCGAATTATCAGCACTCGGTTGATTGTAAATCACAAATGAGCATGCAGGGCATCCGTTACTCTTGATGAGGTTTATCTTTGCAGGTTCACTAGCCAAAGCATGAGCAAACAAGTCAAAGCCAAAATCACCATTAAACTTATGCAACTTTATATAGAAATAGCTATGAATATATTTTCCGTCACTATCCTTTACATCACTATCAACACTATCAAAAGCAACATCCACAATCTCTCCAAACAACTGTCCTTCTGCATTTACAATTCCATTGATAGTTGGCTTTATATCATCAAAAGTAACAGTTCCTTGATGAGGATTTCCTTTCTTATACAAGTTTACAAACTCATAATATCCGCTACCACTAGGCAATTTATGGGCGTTATTCAAAGCGTAGTAGAAACGCTCTGCACCTTTCGTGTTGCGATATATAGAAGGCATAAGTACCGATGATGGTGCTAGCCATACGCGGTCTGTAATCGTTATTTTTGCGGCATTATTTTCTCCACCTTCTGTTGCGTTCCAATATGTACCATCAAACGAAAACGTCAAATCTTTATGTGGTATATCACCTATACCATTAATCTTGATTCCGCTTTCATCGTATGGTTGAGTATGCCCATCTGATGTTTCAAAGTAATAAACACTGCTCGGCTTGCGCGTTAATTCTATACTACCTGAAATACTCGTAGATACAGTATTCATTCTGCGAGTTCCACTTGCTTTTTTGATATTTGTTGCAGTTATCTTGCAGGCTATTACAATAGTACTTGTAGAATTACGCTCAAAAGTATGTTCTTTTTTACTACTCTTTGTGTAGTTAGATAGCCCATCTATATTATCTCCAAAAGCCCATCCATTACTTACATCTGAATCACTATTACCAAAAGAGCTACCGCCTTCTCCTGACATTGAACCTCCCCCACGGACACTCTGAATACTCTTGTAAGCAGTATCTATATTGGTATTTTCTCCAACATAGTAGGCATATTCGTAGCTAAATTCTAAACCGAATTTAAGAGCACTATCAGCTTCCTTTGCTACAAAAGACAATCCGTCCATTTTAACAGTATCTTCTTTTGCAGAACTGGTAAATTCAAACAACGTCCATATAGTAGTACTTCCTATGAGCCTAGAAACAGTAGATGAATTATGCTCTGTGTATTCTTCTCCCATAGAACAAGTAGGGATAACATTTTTAGATTCTTCTCCTTTGCCTTTGTAGTCTTTACCGCCGAAGTTAGTTATAAGATAGCTTGATGTTCCAAATACATTTGCAATATAAGAATCCTTGCTATTCTTACTAAGTATAAGTGTTTTGTTGTAAACATCACTATTCCATTTCCAAACATCACCAAGTGATATTGACGAAACAAGGGATTTGCTAAAATTCTCTGTATTGAAAACTGCTTCACCAAACTCGTCATCATTAGGATAGTAATATGGCAGGTTATCAGATGAACCGTAACCTGTTATCATATCAACTATTTTATAGTTCGCATTCTCCTTAGATACAGATATAAGAGCATCACTACTACCATATTTAATAGGTGTATCGGTTAAGTCGTGCTGTACCTTACCGACATGACAAACGCTGCCATCCCAGTAGTAATCAAGCTCAAAAGTTGTGTTGATAAGCTGTAAAACATCAGTCAAATATTGGTCTTCAAATGATACTTCCTTAACTTCATCTGTTCCATACCCTTCATCAACAACAACGTAATATCCCTTGTATTCATCTGTAGGACGATACAATCCACAATATGCCATTGAGCTATTGACGCGAGCAACAAACTCATGGATAGTTCCACCAAACGTGAACTTTGTCTGATTTGAGCGGTATCTGTCTTTATTATGTGTACCAACATCATCAACGACAACATCAAAGAACAGAGTGTTATCAAGCAATTCTCTTCTAGATGTGAAAGTGATTTCGCTCTTCCACATTCTAGACGAATTATCCTTTGTAGAGTTTGGTGTATAGGACGCAAAGAATCTATCACCATTGTACTCCACGAACTCTTCCTTCTTCCATTGCAAAGGCTCAGATGAATATATTGTAGCAGTAAGGGTAGGAGCACCACCCATACGTTTTGCATCGTAGGTATATGATGATACAATAGCAGGGTTAGCTTCCGATGGGAACAAACCGATAATTTCATTACCAGTGTTCTCATCGTAAGTCAACTTCTGTATGTATAATGATTCTGCCTTCATGTTTATTCTTTATTATTGTTTGTATTCTTTGTCATTGCGGTAATCTCAGCTTGTTTTTCGGCACGTTCATCTGCCTCTTCTTGCTGAGTCTGCAATCTTACTTCCTCGTCAGGTGCAGAAACAGTATTCTTTTCAACACCAGTCTTAGTAGAAATCAAACCTGCACCGCTCAATGTACAAAGCATCTGATTCCATGCACTTTCATCGAATGGCTGCCAAGGCTTAAATGATGTACTGATTCTCATCTGCTTAAACTCAGTGATAGCAGTAGGATTCTCGCCGCTTGCAACCAACTGCTTTGCCAATCCTTCCTTGAACAATCTTGAATGTTTGCTGACGAAATTCTGCCATTCAATAGCTGCATTGTTAGCCTCCTCAATATCCAAAGAACGTGTCATCTGAATTGCCAAACCGCTTATATCGCCACTAGACTTAATATCCTTCGGCAAGATAAATGTACATCCTGTAGCAATCTGCAATTGGTCGAGAATTGACTGCATGAACTCAATCATGTTCTGTGGAGAAGGTGGAGTCTTAAACTCTGCGCTGCCATTTCCTTCAATGCTTGTATCATTCAGGATGATAGAACCAGCAATCTTCTTTGCGGTTTCATTGAGCTTACCCTTGATATAAAGGATTCCCCATCCGTGACGTTTTTGGATGACCGCAAACAGATTATAGATAATCTCGAATAGCTCGATAAGGTCTTGACCGTTATTCCAAGCAACATCACCACGTTTCGTGATAAGTGGACTCTCTGAGAATCCATGTACTTCCTTGCTTTCCAAACACCATCCTTTCAGTACTTCGTTTGTATCAACGTCTTGAACGAGTACATCTGTAAAATGATAATGATATGTCTTATCGTATGCATCAATGTGTCTTACATTGTCCTCAGTACGATAATAAACGCAATCAAGAAGCGGTTCTCCGTTATCATCTTTGTGTGTGATAATCTGATAACCATCTTCATACGAGAATAGCCTACATTTTACTTCGTTATCCTCATTCATGTAAACGAGTAAGCCCACATCACCATAACTCTGCTGAATGCGTATAGCTTGCATTTCGATACCATCCTGATTCGTCTCATCCCAGTGCCACTTGAAATCGGCAAAGTTCTTTTTGAGCTTATCAGTCGGATTGCTGTCATGTAATATGTGGTTACGTTTATTACCACCTAAACAGAGAGCTTTCTTGTCAACAATGCGCTGTTGCATAGGAATGCCAAACTTCTTAAACTCAATCTCGCAATAACTGCCATCATCAAGCTTGCAGCATATAGAAGGTAAGTTCGTATCAAACAATACCCTGTGAGAATAAGGGTCTAACTCCTTAGCAAAACGCTCTTGGCTAACAACTATCTTGCTGATATTTGGGAGCTGTGCTTCTTTTCGGAAGTTCGTCTTAATATCCGAACCATCAGAAGAATCGTTGATAGTAATAGAGCTCGAACCTCTCAAAAACGGCTTTTTCAGAAGCAATTTCTGAGGATTCTCCAAAAAATCATTGATTATGTCTTGTCTCTTTCTACTCATCGTTATTGTCGTTTAATGATGGTTCAACATCGTTGTTATTTTGTGAATCGTTATTCTCTTGTGGGTCAATCAAACCGAAGTGTCTGCAACAAGCCTTTCTTGACGGCCAGTAATTGCATTCTCTATTGGTAGTAGGACAAACAATATCATGTTTGCTTGGTACTACGATGATTCGTTTCTGCTTCTGTGACTCTTCCATCTCAAATTTATCATTCAGCTTAACGCGAATATCAGTCTGCATCTTTAATGCGTCCTTCGGTTCAAGATTTCCATCACTAAGAGCTTGGTCTATCTTGTCGAGCATTTTAAGAAGCTCGTTTTTGTTCTCTTCCTTGGTGATAGCGTTGTTATTAACATTGCCGATACCGAAAGGCTCTAGAACATCTAGCAGTTTCTTGAATCGTGGAGTTTCGTAGAATTTCGCTGCATCCTTTTCACTCTTACGATAAGCAAGACGATATGCTAAAGTCTTATCTTCCAATGCGTCACATAGGATAGCAAATGCAATGTCTTTCTCATCACATTTATCCCAGTCAATCCGCACGGATTCAAGAATCATTTTTATATTTTCTTTTTTCAGCATATATTCTAAAATTAATAGTACAACGTATCATCATAAATACTCTGAGCATTAGGATTTTTTTCTTCAACTTCTTTCTCTGCAAGTCTGAATCCCTCCTGTAGCTCGCTACCATACTCCATATTCAAGCATGGGTACATTCTCATTGCGCAAGGGTCGAGCAAGTCCATAGAACGGTCTTTTCCAAGATTTCTGTTCATTTCCTTCTTGCTCTGTAACTTCTTCTTACCACTCTGCATCTTATCAAAGCGAACTACCGCGCATTCTTCCAGGAACTCATTCTGTATGGAAACTCTGTATTTGAGGTTTTGATGCGTATAAACCGCATTTGCAACCTTATCAGAGAATGTAAGCTGTCCTCGCTTAATCATATAACTCAGTCGCAAGTAACATAGGTCTTTTATTGTCATAGCAGACAAATAATAAATTCCCATCGCCTTTGCTGCTGATATATAAGGGATAGCATCGGGTATATAGTCATTGAAATACCTACCTGCCGTGGCATCATAGATAATATGGCTCTCTGCCACTCCCTCACTCGCCGCGAATAATCTAGCTCTTTCCGCATTAATTCGCGGTGTCGAGTGCATGACGATTTCGTAATTGACAACGTGGAATCCATTCCACGACAACATCAGAGTATTATCCTTTCCGTAATCTGCCAAGTCGATTGTTATCCACTTGTCACCATTTACGGCTGGGTCTTTAACGAAACAATCTCTTGCCGCTTGGCTTGGAATAGGAATATCTTCTTCCTCTTCTGGGTCAACATTGAAGTTACCCTCCAACAACGCTTGCGCCATCTTTCCACCAGATGCGGCTACAGAACCGATATAGTTAGCGTTTCCACCAATCAATCCTTTATTTTCGCTTAATCGACCTTGATAAAAAGCAAAGCTCTTAATCATGTTCTCGTAAGTAAAACTTCCACCAACAGCTTTCAGCTTTCTGTCAATATCAATCTTACATTTCTCATATACCTCACGTTTGGTGTCACCCCAAACAACATCTTTAACAGTCGGTCCTGCAACATAGAAGTATCTTACCTTTCCGTCTCTCTCAGGAATAATATATCCATCTGCCCCAATATACCAATCGAGGAATATTCGCGTCCAATGGCTACGTTTTGGATTCATAGTTGCAAAGAACTTACCTGTAAACGTCTTACTCTGTCCTCTGTTTCGAGTCATAACGTATGAAAATGCCTCCCATGACATCTCAGTCAACTCATCAATGGCTATCATATCGTACTCCCAACCTTTTGCACGTTCTCTTAACTTATCCATGTTGGAATCGTCAAGATACGTCAAATCAACGAATGTTCCGTTAGGGAATGATACACGTGGAGAATCACTTTCTTTAACTCTGACAAAATCAGCACCGAATATCTGTTTAAACTTCTCTACGAATCCTCCACCTGCTTTTTGATTACCAAGTGAACGGCGCGAAATCATTGCGCGAAAATCTGGGTCTGTAAGCAACGGCTCTGCCATAGCTAATACTAACGCAAATGAATTGTGTGTAACCGTGAAATCGTTAGTAGCATATAATCCACTTGGATTGTCAACAGTGATACATCTACCCTTCTTTTTGCCAAGAAACTCTATTTTTTCAATAGACTTCTCGAAATAGTATTTCTTCCCATCAGAATATCCAATAGGCTTGATTCTTTCCTTTTTCTTAGGCAAAGAAACAATTTCGTCATTGAATTGAGTCGAAATAGATATATTGTATGCAAGATTGCATTCGTGAAAAACACCATCCTCATCTTTATATCCAGCCTTCTTCTTTGATATAGAAGAAAGTCCACCGAGTGAACGAACAACAAAAGCTACATCTTCTGCAAGCTGTTTACTTATCGTTGTATATGTAATATGTCCTCGAACATCAACATACCCATCCGTATCTATCAAACCTTGCAGTAACTCTTTTCGTTCTGCAATAGTTGCAAACTTATATGACTGAGGAATAAACTTGTGTAGTGCTGTATGACCTGCAAGTTTTAAAACCTTCAATCCATCAATCAGAGCCTTGTCATATATTCTATATATCGAGCACTCAGTATCTTGATTTTTATGAAAATGAGTCATATCGTACCCTCTATCCGAGAATCGTTCTACTATATGTTCGTCTGGGGTACATAACTCAACGTGATTTCTATCAAGAACACAACTTGTAAAACATCCGTCTCCAATCAATGCACCTAATATATATGGAGAAATTGGTCTTGGCGTTGTTGGTGTTACTGGTCTCGTGAATTGTATAGGCTCACTTAAAGGAACGCTAATTCCACGATATGGATAACTGCCATTTTTCTTCTTCTCAAAGAACTGAAACATCATTTCTGTAGTCCAAATTCTCCAATCATCACGATTTCCATCTTTATCGTATCTCTTTGTCTTCTTGCCTGCAACACGAATTTTCCACAAGTGCCCCTCTGAACAATCGACATGTGTTCCATCAACAAATGTAACTCTGTAATACGGATGTTCTTCTATAGGATGTAATTGTATTACACGTTCTTGCCCACCTGTATCAGGATTGGAGATTATATCCCCAACCTTAATATCTCGAAGCTTTCTGAGTCCAAAAGGCGTAACTATCTGACTATCCAAGGTCTCGGCTTTGCCGCTGGCAAGAACGCCGCCGCCGAAAACCACGTCTAGATTACACCTTACAAAGGACATTTGGAAGCCCTCTTGTGGTCTGATTTCTATATCTTTATTCGTGTTCATGCTGCAAAGATACCTAATTTATAATATATAATAGAGTGAAATTAATTCTATATTGGTTACGTAACAAATAGAGTTTCTAAAAACCTATAAATCACCACATTATTTAATTATCTTTGCAGCAGAATTTTAAAAATTAGTAATATGAAGTTTACAAAACAACAACTTTTAGACACCCTAAAAGCAAAGCTCACTGCAAACGGAAAACACCTTTCCATCAGTGAAAAGACAATAAAGAGTTTGAGTGATTCCCACTTTGACCTCTTAGTTGGTGAAGATACAGAGTTAGATGATTTGGTGAAGAAGATTTTGCCGCAGTATGTTTCCCTTAACGGCAACTACGAGAAGGATAATGCCGACTTCATCAAGAAATGGAACGATGAGCATCCTGACACCAAGCCAAACCCAAATGGCAATGGCAAAGAGCCTTCGGCTGTTGAAAAGAAGCTTTTGGAACGCTTGGAAGCTCTAGAGAAGAAGGATGCAGAATACGAAGCATCTAAGCTTGTATCACAGAAACGTAGTGAACTTCTCGCCAAGTTCAAGGAGAAAGGTATCAACGATAGTAAGTGGATTGAAAAGTACATGAGCAAGTTGAACCTCACTAAGGACTCGGACATCGAGCAGGAATTTACCGATGCGGAAGAGTTTTACAACATATCCCACGTAAATGGCGGTGGCACTCCAGGCAATCCAAGTGGCGGTAATGGAGATAAACCTATCGGTGCTGAACGATGGGCAGGCGTAAACAAAATCCTCGGTACATCAAATCCTGCTGGCAATTAAATTCGGATAACATTAATTATTAACTCTTTAAGGTAAAAAGATTATGTTGGATAACTTTTTCACAAGACAAGCCAATGGTGGTGCGGTATTCACTGGTCGCACACTCATTCAGGCACATGGCTCTATTGGAGGTCATAAGAATGTCTTCGTAAAGCTCGTTAAGGGCAGCAAGGATGCGCTCTGTTATCCTACTACGGGTGGCATCTTGAAGAACCCATTCAAGGGTAGAGCGAAGATTAATGCAGGTGACCTCGTTGAGTACACACCTAACATTAACAACACTACTGGTGCAGAGGTAAAGATTTTGAAGTTCTATGAGCTGGCGAAGGATGCTACTGAGACAGACGTAACCTACAAATTGGTTCGTGACGGCTATCACCACATACCGTATGCTGGCGATACTATCATGGTAGGACAGAAAGATTTTGCCACACAAGCAAAGGGTGTCACTATCACCAATGTGGAGAAAACTACCGACGGTTCAAACGATATTTGGCTCGTTACAGTATCAGAGACACTTGGTACAGCACAGAAAGCTGGTGACATTCTCGTAGAAGCAGCAAAAGCAGGTACAAAAACGCTTCCTATGGTTACTAATCCTAATGCTTACGCAGACAAGGATATGGATTTCTTGTATTACGCGAACATGGAAGGGGTTGACGATTTGGAGTATATGCTTACTCCAGCGTTGGCACAAGAAGATACTGTTATCGACCTTGTAGCTATCGGCAATTTGCCACCAGCAGTTCTCGCTCTCAACAAGAGCCGTGTAAAGACTTGGTTCTGGTTTAATTAATCAGACCAAGTAAATGATAACAAACTTATTTTTTTGTAATTAATTGTATTTAGGATATGCAAAGATTTGACATTAACAACTCGGATTGGGCTGCACTCTTCCGTTCAAAAGATGGCGGTAGTGAACTGTTTCAGTCTCTCGTTGACAACTCAGACCTCCTTAACATGGATGAAGGTTGGGCAATGACACAGGGGCATATTGCTGATGCACCTACTCCAACAGCGGATGATGGTTCTGCTACTTTCCGAATGACTTCATATAAGTTGGAAGCTGCACCAGTCATGGATATGCGTGCGCCTCTCGGTGATTCACATCAGATGGATGCCGAGGGTGAGGCAGAGTACACCGCATCAATCCCTGACTTTATCGGTCGTGGTTTTGTAGAGACCGCCGCACAACGTATCTATAAGGAAAAACAGTTTGCCCAGTTTGGAAACGCAGACCGCATCATCGCTCGTTGGGTACGTGACTACCTCGCAGTTGGATTAAAGTCCGCAAAGGCTACATTGAATAACACAACCGCGCAGTTGGAAACAACTGGTAAGATTGATTACACTGGTCTCGGTGCTGGTATCTACAGCAAGCTCTATGATGCTCGTCTTCCAAAGGATAATTTTCAGAAGGCTGGTGCAAAGGCTTGGACTGCCGCAGATTGTAAAATTCTCACACAGATGCGTAAGTTAGAAGACGCTTATCGTGATAAACGAGGAGGCTACGATGGTGCTCTTACTTGGAAGATGACAAAGAAGATGTACAATGATGTATTCCTTCAGAACCAAGAAGTACGCGACTTGTATGTTGCTTGGTGTAAGGCTAACTATATTGCATACGTTGAGGGTATGCCTATCACTAACGAGCAATTCTTGAAGTCATTTACAGACATTCAAGGTATTTCTCCTATTGAGATTGTCGTTGAGAAGGAGCGCAACAAGACACGCACAACCGACACATTTGTCAAGGGTTGGGCAGATAATCGCGTTGTTCTTCGCCCTGCTGGTGATGCAGTAGAGTTCAAGTACACCGATGTATTGGAACGTGACGTATTCGGTAGCGGCTATGGTGCAAGTACTATTGATACCACTTTCGCAACCATGCTCAACGGTCTTGTTACAGCAATGAACACCACAACCGACAATGGTCGATTGAAGGAGTGGCACACAGACGTGATGATGTCTGCTATTCCAGCTCTCATCTCATTCACTAACCACGAGATTATCCACACCGAGGTAGCTGGTGACGGTGCAGTATCTTAATGGTTAAATACTCACAATATACGATAACATTTAATTCATTTATCTCTCAATGGCAGCATCGAAGTTTGACATATTGGACTATTTGAGCGGCATGACTAACTTTGTCTTTGACAAGTCGGCATTAAACAATGTCGCTTTGGATTGCGGCGTTTCTGATGTTGAGTCTTATTTGGACTTGACAGAAGAACAGAAAGACAGATGCAAGATTGCACTCTTGGAAAAGATTGTATTCGGTGTCTATCAGACAGCATCGACCACAAACCAACATGGCGCATATACTCTTACGGTAGGTGCTCAGACCATTACATCGGCTGCATTGCTGAGTATCAAATCAGAACTCAAAAGACTTTACAAGAAGTATGGAGAGGATGAAAAACTTGAAGCTCTCAATGAAACCGATGGAGAGGTTAAATGGATTAAAGAAACAGATTGGTAAGCTATGTACACTGACAGAAATTCTTTGGATGAATATGCCTATCATGGCGTGTTCTACCGCTCGGAACAAAAACCGAAAGAAGATGGAGACCTTATCGGAAGCGATGGGGATATGTTAGGTGATACTGATACTAGCTCAGACGAAACAGAAAATGTAGAAACTATCATTTTTGAAACTGATTGCGATATTCAGGAAACCAACAAACTCTTTAATTCGGGCGTAGTTACGTTAGGATATACAATCTATTTTCCAATGCCAACGAAAGAAGGAGAAGACGGAAAAGATGAAGAATACATTCCTGAAGGTTTGAATGCTGGCATTCGTTTCCGTGGGAAAATGTACGGAATGGACGTTGACGGAATGGTTATTGGCGTTTATCCGACACAAATGCATGGATGTGTAGCTTACATCAAGGGTACTGACATTTAGTTTTTTCATCATAAGGTAAAATGTATTTAGGATAACAAGGTATGGCACAGAGGATTAATCGCAGATTGTCTCGCATTGAAAATTTCTTTTCGATGCTTCTTACTAAAGGAAAAATCTCAGACAACATATTTGTCGGAGAGTTACCTCCTACAACTAGCAAAGACTGGGATGATTTTGTGAATGTTGACGTAGGTCAGCAAAGAGAACATGGCGGTTACTCCTCTGGCTATGCTAACATTTATCTCTATGCAAGACCAAAGGGAACTCCACTTAGAAAGAATGTAAAGTTACTTGACAAGATGGAAGGTATTCTTGACAAAATCATTGATGAATCAAGAGACGCAAACTATACAATCAGTACATTATACCGTGATAGCGGATATGATTCAAACCGCCAGTTTCATTTTCAGATTATTGCTGTTTCGGTTATTGTACGTTAATTATTTCATTTATTTAGGATAACAATTTAAACTCATAACAATATGGCAACGAAAGTTACAAGTACAGGCGCAGGTGCAATCAAGCTCTCTAAGCCTTCACACATTATTGTTCGTCCGTTCAATGGCGATGCGGCTGGTGACGATTATTACGATTTGGACGATGTTGTTCGCGACACCACATCTATCTCTCAGGACGATAACGATACTACCGATATTGAGCGCGAGACTTCTGATACTCCTATCATGTCTATCGTGACAACTGGTAAGTATCAGTTTGCTGCCGAGGTTGCAGATACTCAAGCTCCTGTATTGACTGCATTGTGCGGCTTTACAAAGGGTACTGATGGTAAGATTTACGCTCCATCTGGTTACAAGCTGATGTATGCAGAGGTCGCAGTAGTTTTTGACAACGCAGATGGTACTACACACACAGCATTGATTCTGCCTAAGTTGCAGCTCAATTCCAAGACAACCATTGAGTCTCTGAACTCTAACTTGGCAAAGGTTGCATTGGCTGGCACAGGTCAGTTGGTAGAAGTTAAAGATGGAAGCGTAACTCGCAAGACACCATTCTACATTGACCCTGCATACACATTGCCAACTGCTAGTGTATAATGCAGATTCTTCAACAATTCTCGACTATATACAAGGGGCGGCGGCTTTAATGCTGTCCGCTCCTTTTTAAGTTTTATCATTTATGGCTGAAACATTATACAAAAAAGCATTAAAGCTTATTACGAAGGAATTAGACAAGGATGCAAAGAATGTGTTAAGAGAATGTATTCAAGAAATTACATACACACATCAAACGCACAACCTCTACGATTCTTACGGATATGGCATTTATGTCGAAGGCAAGCTTGAAAAAATAGGTTACTTATCATCCTCTCCAAAAGCATCCAAAGGCAAGAATTGGTATGGAGAAGAGATTAAAGGTCGTGAAGCGATAAACGAATATCTCAAAAACGATTATTCCCCTAGTGGAGTAATTGATTTGGCTGTCGTTGCGACTATGCCCTATGCTAAGATATTGGAAGATGGCGGTGGTAATCTGAAACAATCTTACAGAGTCATTTCTATGTCGTTTCAAAAGCTACAAAACCTATCCAATAAGTATAATGGAACAGTAAGTGTGATTAGAAAGTAATTCATATATATGGGAAAAGTATATAGAGCACAAAAAGACCCGAATAAGGCTAAGAAACAAGCTATAGAAGACGAGAATAAGGTGTTACCTAGTTCTCCTTTGTCTGATGCGGCAATGGAACGTCTGGCGCAAATTATGAATGATTCTCCTACAATTGTAAAACTACAAGGTACAGAGTGGGAGATAAGAGCATTGAGGCCTGGCACTCAATGGATGATTGCAGAGGAGGCTTGCAAGATAGTCAAGGGCGAAAACTTATCAATGGGTGACGTTATAAAGGAGTTTGCCATCAACATTCCATCGGTGGCAAGAGTAATCACACTATCATTGCTCAATGACAAAAAACGCATTGATTCTGAGGAATACCAACAAGTTTACGACCAGTTGCTTTGGGGAGACTATGACATCAAGGATTGGGCAACATTACTCGTTGAAATTCTCAATTTGCTAGATGTGGATTTTTTCTTCGCGAGTACCAATGTGATTCAGACCTTCCGCAATCAAGCTCTGATGAGGAAGAAACAAGCAGCCGAATTATCCCGTCACGAACAGAATACGGACAAATGATAGATTTCTTACGTGCCAACACATGGTGCTCGCAAGAAGAATATAAATGGAAAATGACTGTTCCTCAGATTCGTCTTGCGTCTATGGATTTTACTCATATTGAATATATTTCGTCAGACAGAGACAAAAATCAGAAGAACGACAAATTAAAGAATGCAAAGGTAATCAATGGTGCAGAGGATTTACGAAATCTCAATGACCTTGGAATACCTATTTTATAAACTCTTAAACTTTTGAATTATGGCAGATTCAGCATTAGGCAGTGCTCTTGTTATACCAGAGTCCGCATTGAAGAAAATCAAAGAGGCTGATGATAAGTTGCAGAAGTTACAAGATACGGCTAAAAATACCGCGTCTAGTGTAACACAATCTTTCAAGGATATGTCTGTTGGTACTAAGCCGTTCCTTAATTCTTTAGACCAAGTTATAGCAAAACTCGCAACAATCAACGCATCTGCTTCAAATGCAAGCAGTGGTATCTCAAACGTAGGTGCGAGTGCAGGTAACATGAACAATAACATTACGTCAGCAGCACAGAACATTCAAAATATGGTAGCACAGCTATCTAAGATGAATGGTTCTGGCACTAGTGGTATTATGCAAGCTGCACTTGCATTTCAGAGATTACAGGAATCGGCAAAGGGTGCTAGCGGTATGAATATTGCTGAGTTAAAGCAAGAAATTGGTTCTATTGAAAGTATGTTGCGAGATACAACACAAAATCTCACCAAGGCAGACCAAGATGCACTTATTAAGCGAAAGAAGTCATTACAGGATGAGTTACGATACCAGCAGCAGATGTATAATGAACGTGCTGTTGCTTTTCAGAAGGCTCTTGATAAGATGGTTAGTGCAGAACAATCTTACAACAACAAACAGAGAAAGGCATACGCTGATAGAGCAAAAGACTATCAGACGAGAAATAACAAGGCAAACACTACATATCAAGGCGCGCTTGATTTCTCTGCTTCTGCAAATACGCTCAACCGCCAAGTACGCGCTATAGAATATCTGAAAGAGGCTCGTATGAAGTTGTCTCAAACCGATGCTGATTATAAGCGAAAATTGGATATTCTTAATGCTGCAATTGAGCAACATAACAAAAACTTGAAAGAGGCTGGTGTTAATTCTCGCGCGTTGACAGAACAAACATCATATATGGCTGGATATATGTCACGTTGGGCACAGCGTATGGCATTTGCATTCTCAGTGGGTTCTGTCAAGAATTTTGTCGAGCAGATTGCATCAGTCAGAGGTCAGTTTGAACTCTCTGAGCGTTCACTCGAAGCTATCTTGCAGAACAAACCAAAGGCAGACGAGATTTTCAACAAGACAGTAGAACTTGCCGTTAAATCACCTTTCCGTATCAAAGACTTGGTGGATTACACACGACAACTTTCCGCTTACCGAATTGAGTCTGATAAACTTTATGATACAACCAAACGACTTGCCGATGTTTCAGCAGGTCTTGGCGTTGATATGGGAAGACTTATCCTTGCATACGGACAAGTCAAGGCTGCTGCATACCTTCGTGGTTCTGAGGTTCGTCAGTTTACTGAGGCTGGTATCAATATGTATGGTGAGTTGCAGCAATACTTTAAGGAAGTTAAAGGAGAAGCGTACACGACCGCACAGATTGTTGATATGATTTCCAAGCGTAAGGTTACATTTGAGGATGTTGAGGCAATATTCCAACGCATGACCGATAAGGGTGGAACATTCTACAATATGCAAGAGATTCAGGCTGAAACTCTCCAAGGTAAGATTTCCAACTTGAAGGATGCTTTCGATGTGATGCTCAATGATATTGGTACAGCAAATGACGATGTATTTAAGGGGCTTATCAGTGGTGCGACCGTATTACTTAGACACTGGGAAACTATTGCATCTGTAGGAAAAGACCTTATAGGCATTCTTGCTTTGCTTATGTTGCAATCAAACAAGACAGGTGTCAGCTTAAAAGAAATATGGAATGCAAATTTCACATCATATTCATTAAAAGGGAAAAATGCACTAGGTCTTATTACTGCATCATTCAGAAATCTCGGTTCTGCTGCAAAAACAGCAGGTAAGATGATTAAGTGGGCTGTAATGGATAATCTTCCGTTAATCGCTTTTGCAGCATTGGCACAGGCAGTTTCAAGTGCTTATTTTGCATACGAGAAATTCAGAGAAGAGCAATCCAAAATTATCACTGAAACTATTGATGCAAAAAAACGTCTTGGTGAGTTATCTGCCGAATATGAACGTATTAAAGATAAATTTACAGAAAGAGCAGATGGCGGTGTTCGTATCATCATCAACAAGGATAGATTTTTAAATGATTCAAAAAGCGTACTTGAAGATTTGTACGATGAGCTTAAAAAAAGAAATCTCGAAATACCTATTAGTATAGAGAAAGTTGATTTATCGAACTTAGACAAAGCTATCAAGGAATCAAAGAAGAAAATAGATACATTTATACAGATGGCGCAAGATGCGAAATCTTATATCAATGGTGAAGATAACTCTTTCTTTAATAGCAACAATTTAAATCTGTTCGGAATACCTTTGTGGGCAGATAGTTTCTCAAAGGATATGAAGGAGTTGGATGATGCAGCAAATGATGTTCGACAATTTGCGTCTAGAGCACAAACTGCAATTGAGGCACTAGGTGAGGGTTATGATAAATTATCCGTAAAATCTAGAGCTGCATACGATTCCATTAAAGATGGCGCAAAACCTAATGAACTCGATGTAGAATATTTACAACGAGTTAATAAGGTTATGGGTGAAATATTCGACAATGAGAGAAACAATAGCTCTTTTGAAAAATATGCTAACAATCTCAGAAAGCAATTATATGGACTTAGTGATAATCTTGGCGCAACACTTAGCGGTTCTTTCAGAAGTGCAAAAGAAGAGGCTGCTAACGAAATTCAAGGATTGTTCGATAGCATTAATAATATATATGGCGGATTCCTGAAAAATCTCAAGCCAGCCGAGATAAAAGTTTTTTGGGATAATGTTGCTACGGAAAACAATCTTGGAGAATTACAAAAGAAAATACTTCTTACAATCGCGTCAAAGGTATATCATTTTAAGGTTGATGCAGATAGCCAAAGCATGAACAACGCAAGACAAAGAGTATATTCTTTCATGGATGATTTGCAAGCAGAGGCAGACAGACGAAAGATTAAAATCAGTCTTGATGTTATTGACCCTAAAGATGCACTTAATTCTGTACAAGGTTTTCAGCGTTCAGCAAAGGATATTAAGGAATTGATAGACCAGATAAATAGAGGCAAGATTCAATGGTATCATGGTTCAAGTCTTGGTATAAGTAATACAATGAAGTGGGGAAGCCAAAATGTTGGCGTTAATACCGTATTCAACAAGAAAAATGCCATAGCATTTCTTCGAAGCCAATTGAAAAATGTTCTTACAAAAAACAATTTGGCTGGCGGATTAGACCCATTTGCTAACCAAAATACCCGAAATAAATCAAAGGTTGATAAGCAACAGCGCGATATTCTCAACGAGCGCATCTCTCTGTTGAAGGATATGAATTCTGAATATCAGAAACTCATTAAATACGAAGGCGAAGAGCAAGCTACAGCCGATGTTCGTAAGCATTTTGCGTTGGCGGCAAAGAATGTTGGTATGAATATAAACAACTTTATCCCAGACCGCCAGACTATTGCAAAGAAGATTGAATATCTTGCAAGCCAATATAAGGAACTCGGAAAACGTGGCAGCGCATTACGAAACGCCACTGAAATCCGTCTTGATATTGATGAGGAATATTTCAAGCAGCAACTTGACGATGCGAAGAACAATGCGCAAGAAGCATTCTCACAGCTCGATTTGTTTAAGAAGCTCAAAGGTGAAGGTCTTTCTGATAGCATCATCAAAAGTATGTTCGGGGATTTGACTTCTTCTTTCGATGATGTGCGCAAGTCTATTACAGATGATTTTGAAGCAAAATGGAGTAAAGACCAGACTAAGTGGGGTGATGATGTCGCAAAGGAATACACGTCACAAATGCAGAAACTTGATAAGGAAGTCTATCAAGACCAAATTAATCAAGCACAAGAGCTGATTAAGGCATACAAGCAGCAACTTTCCGACCAGTTACAGTTGGATAAGTGGTACATTGAGGAAAAACAGAAAATCCAAAACAATGCGAATATATCCAAGAACAAAGATTTGCAGAAGCAGCTTCAAGATAACCTTGATAAGCAATATGCTTCAAAGACAGATACTAATTCTTGGAAAGATTTTCAGAATAGCGATATGTATATTTCTATCTTTGAGAATCTAGACCACACATCAAACCGCGTTCTTACTGCAATGAAAGCGAGACTTGAAGGATTACGTTCTTCTCTAAAAAATCTCACTCCAGAGCAATTAAAACAGATAGTTGAGCAGATTAACAAGATAGATGCTTTACTTGTTGAGAGAAATCCTTATAGTAATATTGGTAAGAATTTCAAGGAATATTTGAAATTTGCCAAGCAACGCAAAAAGCTAGAGGAAGAATATATTGATGCTACCCAAAAAGAGCAGATATTGAAAAACGACCAAAGCAATGCGAATAAGGATGTCAAAAATGCAGAGATTGCTTACAATAATGCAGTAAGGAAATATGGTATTGCTTCAAAAGAAGCCATCCAGTCAAGAATCCTTTGGGATATTGACAAGGCAAAACTTCGTACCATAACAGACCAGCTTGTAGCGCAAGGAAAGATAACAGAAAAGCAAGCAGAGCAGATACGAAACGGACAGAAGTTGCAGAAGACTTTGCAACAGCAAGTTCAGACTATCGGGCAAAACTTCTCTGATGCAGCTAGTTCCGTTACAGAACTTTTTAGCGCATTGAATGACTGGGGTGCTAACATCGAAATGTCTGACGATTTATCAGAGGTTGTAGATGGAATCAGTAAGATTGGTTCTTCTCTTGAAGGTATTGATATTACTAGACCATTCTCTGTTGTCAAAGGTACGATAGGTGTTATCGGCGGCATCGGAAAAACTCTTGGCGGCATCTTCGGATGGGGAACAAAAGATAAAAAGCTGCAAAAGCAGATTGAAAATCACCAAAAGGCGATTGAAAAACTGCGAGAGAGATACAGCGAACTCAAAGATGCTATGGATAATGCTTTTGATATTGAACGTTTGGCACAATACAATGATGAGATGGTTAAGAATCTCAAAACTCAGAATGCCAACCTTGAATCAATGATAAAAGCAGAGCAGGACAAGAAGAAGACCGATAATGATAAGATTGAAGAGTACCGCAAACAAATCGAAGCCAACAACAAGGCTATCGAGGAGGCAGAACAAAGTCTTACAGAGCAACTTGGCGGATTCGGAACAAAGGCTAACTATAAGTCGGCAGCAGAGGAGTTTGCGAAGACTTGGGTTGATGCTTACAACGAAGGAAGCGATGCTCTCGAAGCACTTAATGATAAATTCGATGAGTATATACAGAACCTCATAGTTAAGCAAGCTACACAACGTATTGTTGGTAAGATGGTAGAACCGTTATTTAAAAAGATTGACAATGCGGTTGAGCAAGGGAGTGATGGTGGAAATAATGGATTGAATTTGGTTAAAGCTGAATTGGATAATATTATGACAACCGGTAAGGATAAACTGAAAGGTGTTTCTGATATGTTGAAATCATTCGTTGATGGATTAGGATATAAACCAAAAGGCAGCTCAAATATCTCTGCTTTGCAGCAAGGTATTCAGTCTGTAACTGAATCAACCGCACAGGCGTTGGAGTCGATACTCAACAGCCTACGATATTATGTAGCCACTCAGCAAGCAGATGTCCGTATCATCCGCGACACTCTGTTAGAAAAGCTCGGCAATAGTATCAGCGCGATAACACAAGATACATCAAGCAGTCCTGTACTCATTGAGTTGAGATTGCAGACAACAATACTTACTGATATTCGCGACACATTGGCTAGCTGTGTAAAGGGCGGTCACAAGCAAGGAAGAAATGGTATCAAGGTATTTATGAATTAGTTTTCTGTGTTCTATATATAAAATTAGGGCAAGCTCGGTTTCACAACTGAACTTGCCCTTTTTAATCAACATAAATCTAACTAAACCTCAACTAATATAAAAAGTAAAATTATACTTTATGTCTGTGTACCGCCGTACACTCTGTAAATAAGAAAATAATATAAATATTCTTTTTTCCAACTTTGCTATTTAAATGAGCTGTAAGACGTTATTTTTGTTCGTCCTTACAACTATTCCACTCTGACACATAAATCGTTCCTAGCGTCATATTTGCGTCATCGTAGCCAATGATTTTAACATCATTATCCTCTCCGTACTCTATGAGGTCACATTTTCCTTTGCATTCGATGCGAACTTCACTCTTTCCGCACACGTAAATGCGAGTAACCATATTCTCTGGAACTTCAATCTCCAAATCCTTGCAGTACGCGACAAGAATAATCGTAGAGCGCACATTGATAACTCCATGAGCACCTATATACATTTCGCTGGTATATCCGTGCTCATTACATTGGTAGAATCCATTGGCAAACTCACCAAACTCTTTCAAAAGGTACTCTTTTGACAATCCCCATCCGAAAGCAATAGAATCAGCCATAAACTCAATTCCGTTTGAATCAAGAGCCATATTTACCAATTCTCGCTTACTCGCGGCAGAATCCCATTTCCCTTTATATTCTCCGCACAATCCCAATCTTAGGGCATTGCGCTTCAACGTCAATAATTCATTGTTATTCCCCATACCATTCTCTCAATCTATCGTTAATTAAAGTGCTCACATACGCATAGGTTTTATCGTACCCGACAAGTTCGTGACACTTGCGGACACACCGCATAGCAGATTTCTCATTGATGTCCGCGCGCTGTGCGATAACGGCATAGGAAAAGCCATAGCGATTGTGTAGAACGTCAAGAACAAAGTTCCTTGCTACCGATCTCGCAAAAGGAATGTTAGTATTGCCAACATATAAATCGTCTGCATTCACTCCTTCCTTTTCCTCAATACGCATAGCCGTGTTCACTTGTTCGCAAACCATCCGCTCTACCTTATTCATCGTATCATTACCTAAATATATCATAGCCGTTATATCTTATTTTTATCTTTATAAACGTAACCTACCGTATCACAAGGGTATTTATCATCTGGTGACAATACACCTGCATCTTCCATCTTTTGCCTGAAATCCACAGAAACCATAGGCACTAACTTGTGTAATCTAGAACCATCGGCGGCAGCCCAAATCGGCTTTAGATACTGAACAGGATTCTTAACCTTTACACCATCCCATTTGATTCCGTTCTGAATGAATGGTATAAAGATACCGTCTCGCTTCACTCCGTTAGCATCACACATCCTTACAATCCTGTAATCTCGGAATAGTCCGTATTTCAGTTCTATATACCATTCATTATACATAAGCTATTCCTTTCCTTGATTAAGAGCCTCGGCTGCTTGCTCTGCCAATATTGCTTGCTGACCGTGCTCAAAGTTCTTCTTCAAGTCTTCCTCAGTCTCTTCGGAAACTGGAGTGTTCATTACAGTTTCCAACTCTTTCTGCATACGACCGATGTAATCAAGTTTTTCTTTTGCAAATCTTGCTGCATCATCTGCATCAGTGAACGCTGTAATCGGATGAGTAATGTTGGCTTCTGTGATGATAACCATGCTATCAAGCATATCCTGATAAGTAACATCTGTCTCAGGGAAAATATCATTTTCTTTCCCCTTTACTTCGTTCTTCATCGCGACAAGATTTTCAAGCCACGCGAATGTTGTAGTGGTAAGCGCGTGTCCTTCCATATCAACACCGCCCCAACGCTTAAAACGTGCTTCAAATCCAATGTGTGTGTGGAAAATAGCACAATCCTTCAAAATTACGATGAAGAAATGACCGAAGTCGGTAACGCTTTCAACATCTTTTCTGTTGATTCCGACAACAACTTTAAGCAAACCTGCATTGTTGTCAACAGTCTTCTTTTTTGCAATTCTAGCCATAACTATATATTATTTTTGTTCAACAATCGTTTTGTACTCGAAATCCCTGCAAGAAGGATTTTCTTCCGATGTGTATCTCTTCTCCGTGGTATTATGATAAATATCATTCTTGAAGAAGAAACAATCCTTGCAAGTATATACCAGCGGAATAATGTCTCCGCAAGCATCATCGTCAGGATTTGCGTATGTGTATAAGTCTTTGCCCATGCAATATGGGAACTCAGAATCTTCATCATTCAACAATACACAATCCTTACAAGTGTATTTAGTCTGTGCCATGCTCCAACAATTTTATTTCGTCCTGGATATAAAACACCGCCTTGTGCAAGTCCTCGATGCGCTTCTCTGTCTTGGTCTTGTTACCATCCACCTTATCCTTGCGCAGGAGATACTTGATAGCGTTCCCTGTATTGAAGTCAAGATGTCTGCAAATATCCAAAGGCTCAACACCGCACAAATCCTTCAACCAAGCGTAATGGGATGGGTGAGATACTTGCTCCGTCTTTTTGTTTGCAGATTCGTTTGCGAAGACGGAAACCTTAGCTAATTTATCCATATTTACACCAATGGTTTCATTTCTTTTAGGACATGATATTACACACATTCCATCAATCATATCAACGACTTTAATGGCAAAGGAGTCACATATATTGTTAGGGTCTATAATCTCGATAAACCCAGAGCTAGTAATATCTTCCAAATCTACCTTCCTAATCTGCAAGATAGAGCCAATCTTAATATCTTCAATCTTAATCATAAGCTATTTCTTAACTAAACGTTCCTAATACTCCTTACACTTTTTGTAAGCATCCGATTCAGACAATGCCATAGCATCATCAAAAGAAATACTTTCATCCATCAAGAACAACCTAACATTCTTTTCACCGAGCTTCTGCAAGTCTCGGTTAATATAATGCGAGAATCCGATTTTTGAAGCCTTGACAGTATTCTTTGCTTGGAAATAAAACTCATCATGCTCATCATAGAACGTTCCTTCCTCGTAAACCTCGCACATCACACCTTTTTCGCAAAGCTCTGTGTCATGCTTTGTTTTGTTAAGTTCGCACACGTGAATACCAGTAATGGTATCTATCTTATCGTGACTTCTCCATCCATTCTTTGAAACCTTATAGCAATAATTTCTCATAAGCTATTCCTCCTTATCTTTTAGTTCAACGAAATCACCAATGCCCAAACGAGCCTTGTTGATGCAAGAGGCAATCCAGCCAATCAGATAGGCAGAAGGCTCGTCGCCGTGCTCCATGCCAACATGATCCTCGATGGCATCGCAGACGTGAGAAGCTTCATGGCAGCAGTAGTTCATCGACATAACCTTCTGACACGGAAACGAGACAAGAACGCCACGTCTTCTGTCGCTCTTCCTGACAGCATCGGAATACGTAACGCCGCCGTAATCACTATCGGGAGCATTGCACTTATCAAAACAGGAATCTATCAGCTCTTTCAAGTCTTTACCGATGTGTACCCAAAGTTTCAAAGGGTAGATTCCGTTTCCATATTCGTAATATCCTTTCTTCTTCATACCTCATCGTTTTTATGTTTCTCCCACCCTGCTTTTGAAAAGGCATACCAAGTATCACAAATGTCTAGAGCAAGAACGTCTCCTTGATTAATACATAAATCGCTTTTAATACCTTCAACATGAACATACATCACTGCTAAAGCATCATAAGGATTACTACGACCTTCTATAAACGGATTTTTAAATAACTTGGTCTTGTATACACTAGTAACAATAGGCACTTGAAGAACATCTGAAATATTCTCTGTGCTAATCTCTATCGACTTCTTAAACTTCTTCATATTCTCAAATATTTATTTTGGATACAATCTCGATGGCAGACAATAATGTCTTCTCGCTGATACCTTTTCCACTACCAACACCATCTTTCTCTATTCTTTCAAGAGATTTCTCAATAGAGCAAAAATCATCCTGAGAATTACTTATAAAGCCATCAAGTTCTTCACTTAGACTACTGATACAATCGTTGTTTTTTTTAACAATAGCTTCAAAACGACCGAAATACTTGTCGATATAATCCTTCAACCTTTCTTCATGCTCTATGATAGTTGCAGAGTTTGAGATTTTCCCATGCCCCCAGTAATTATCTACGCATGCGTAATAATCACCTTTTTCATCGCTGTGTTTTTTGCCAGATACGACTCTTAACTCAACGAAACTTTCTCCATCCACTACCGCATACACTCCTTCTCCAAATGGATATAGTTCGGCTTTTTCTGCATCCTCCCTAGTTTCGTTTTCTTTGTATGCGACCTTTCCTAAAACGCTAACTCTAATTTCCATATCTCAACTATTTATTATGTAACCTACCAATATGCCACTTTGAGCAAACCTTGCATAAGTAAGGATGCCAACCAAGTGCCTTCAACCTCGGAATCTGATTCAGAAACTCCCAAGCATCATCCTCTGTCTCATAAGCAACCTTTGCCTTCCATGAATGAACCTTCTTAGTCCAATGTTCGGGGTCTGGTTTGAACGGCGGTACTTTATTAGGATTGTGATGGTTATTCCTCATAGCTCAATGATATTAATGCAACTATCATCAATCGCGATATAGCAACCAAGTGTCTCGCGTCTGTAGCCGCCGAAATCAATAAGTATCTCAGAATCTTCACTTGCGCAAATAAACTCTTTGTTGGCAAGCAATTCATCCTTCGTAATGGTTTTCTTAACCTCACTAAAATAAATTCTTCCAACCATAGGTGCATTGATAATGCCGCCGATTTTTACAACATCATCATCCGATGTTATATATATGATAGGTAAATCACCTTTTGCATTCTTAAATTCCGTATTATTTAAAAGCTCTGATTTAGTCATAATCTGTTATTTTTTAGTTGATGATGGTTTGCGACAGCGTTTCTTTGTCGTGTCGCGCTTGCTAGCAGTATAATCCAATGCCGATTTCTTCGGTCTTCCTGGTTTTCGCTTTACAGGAACAGCTTCTTTATTCGGCAACTGCAACGTCTCACATTCCTCATCTTCGCCAAATTCGTTCTCAAACTCTCTTCCTTCACGCTTCTCTGAATCGGCATCATAGGCACGTTTCCACTTGCGCTTGGCAACCTTCAACTGCTCTTTTTTGAATGCCTCTGATTCCTCATGAAGTTTATCGTAGTCTATCTCAGGTGCATCAAACTCACCTTCAATACTGCATTCGGGAGTTTTCTCAACGTCCTTTGATTCCATTTCCTGATGAATGCGGTCTTCCTCTGAAATGTATGGCTCATCGCCAACTTTCTGCTTATGACTGGCATTATACTCGTCAATGAACTCTTTTATTTCCTTCTTAGAGCATCCATCTTTCCTCATTTCAGCTAACTCAAACTCGAACTTCTGACGTTCAATGTCCTCAAATCTCGTTCCATCCAAATCGCTTCCTTCATTGAGTACGTTGATTTTCTTGTTTTCCTCATCAGCTCTCATCTGTTTGGCAATGGCAATCTCCAATAACGCGTGATTAACGTCCGATTCCGTCATTTCATCGACCTCATAAGCCCTAGGGTCTTCACCAAGCTCGTTTTTCAGAAAGTTCTTCTTTGCTTCGATGCATCCGCTCGGCAAAAACTGAGCCTCATCAAGATACATGTAAGGATGAATGCTCTTGATAGACATGATAGGACTCGGTGTACCGAAGTCTTGCAAAAGCTTCATGTATTTGTCTGCATTCTGCTGATAAATGCAGTAGCATTCCTCCAAATTGCGCTTCTGAACAAGCACAACTGCCATTATCCAGAATGGGTCTTTACCATCCGTGTAGCGTTTTGGCAATCCCTTCGTCTGCAACGATGCCGCTTCCAACGCCCTGTCAAGTGATTCTTCCTTTATTCGCATACATTCTCAACTGTTTAAAAGCATCCACCGACCGTAGAAGGAACTCGAACCTTCTGTTTGCCTAGACTTGTATGGAGATACGTCCTACCGCCTTGCGGATGCTGTCGTTTCTATTTTCCGCCATTCTTCAACCAATCTTCAATCGTGGTACTGTCACCATCAAACGACTGACCGAAGACGTTTACCAACTTAACCGAACAAAGCAGATACGGAATGTTCTTGATGTTATCCGTTGATGGCTCTGTAGCATCCTGTACCAAAAACAACGCCTTCTTCTGTCTGTAATCGTCATACCAGAGAATCAGCGCACCCTCCAAGTAAGCATACAGACTATCCCATGCTTTCTCGGCAGCTTTTATCTGCTCAGTAACGGAAAGCTCAGTAGTTCCGTCAACATCATACCCGAACACGCAGACTGACAACGTGGCGTTGGTGCTCTCATGCCTAGCATTCGGGTCAACAAACACTCTCAACGCGTCACTCTCAGGATAGCTCTCGGTATATACGCCCTTCTGCTTACCCTTGGAGTTCAATCCGTCCAATGACTTGTAGCGGACAGAACCGCCGCCGAAATCATCCTCCAGACTCTTGCGCAATCCGTCTGCCTTCCAAGCACCCTGCTCGGACTTCAAGTAACGCTGTATGTAGAATTTCTTTTCTGCCATATTCCAAAGTCGGTAATTTGTAAATCAAACATTTATGCTGCAAATATACGCCAAAAAATCAAGCCAAAAATGAACTTTACATAGTTTAACAAATTGCAAATTTGTACCATTTTCCCCATATCCCCAATTAAATATATGTTATCCGCATAAATCAGATTTTTCATATTGAAAATTTAACATTTGAAGCAATTCCCATATAATAATAACACGTAAATAAACCATTGTACCCTCACGCGCAGCCGTAGTAGGGGATGTCAACCCCTGTATATAGTAAACTATATACTCATCCCCTAAGAAGAATGCTTCGCAAACAACCCCTGCAATAGACTATCGAAACTGCAATCTTTATATAGCAAAAACGAACATTAAAGCAGAAAGTAGTCTTAATTATCCGCAAAAACAAAAATGGCTCGAAATTTGTGTTCTAAGACGTTCAAAATAATCTGGTGATAATCTACACCACGAAGCTGTACAAAACGCTACCTGACGCGCAGAAATAAGCAAAAGTAGATGGTATAAAACTTTATGCAAAAAGAAAAGTAGATATGATGTCCTCAAAAATGCTCAAAATTCGGTAGAAAAGCGGAATTTGAAAAATCAGAGTATTTTACAAAAAATAAAAAAATAAAAAAATAAAAAAATTTCGGAAGAGAGCTGACCCACCCTGCGAGTGCCAAAAGCGGGGGGGTGGAGTGTGGTTTGCCCTATATATGGATAAATCACTGAAAATCAATACATTATTTGCGACAAAAACGGCCGTTTTCGGGCAAAAACGGCAAAAATACGGCTTTTCCGTTTCTGTTTTCGTTTTCTGTAAATTATCCAAAATAAGAGAAAAAGCAAAGAAACAAAAAGTAAAAAGATAGAACGTTTCTGAAAAGGTGCTGAAAACTCGAAATTCCCAAAAAGTTTTCTATTTATCATAATATACTGCATAAATATACATTTCAAACTTGCATAAATATACAGAACTTGCATGATGTTTCACACACAATTTTCGTGGAACAAAAAAGCGAGTGAAAACGAAAACGGAAAATAAAACGGCTGCAAAGATACTCAAACGACAAAGTAAGTACTTTCTATCTTATCATACAGGAAAACGGCTGCAAACGGCAAATAATACGCTTTTAGGCGTTTTTCCTATATATAAGGTACTCGCATACGTACCTAATAAAGAAAACGGCTGCAAAGGTGGTTTTGAGGGCTGCAAAGGTGCGAAGATAGGGCAAAACATATAAAAGCATGTAATAACCCCTATTTAACCTATCATATTGCAAAGTGGAGATAGCAATTCGTGTAAAGATTTAAGAAAAACCAATTATTTTCAAGAAAAAAGCGAGAAAAAGCGTATTTTTTTGCCGAAATATTTTGCAGATACAGAAAATTGTCGTACCTTTGCATCGCAATCAAGAAACAACATGATTACTTCTAAGCAGAGAAATCCTGTTATATCTATATTGCAGCTAGCCACCTGCGATGCTGCGACGCTGACAAAGGTGGAGGGGAGAAATGACGGCAAAGTGACTTGTCCTTTGTGTACGCAGCCCACGGCACTCGCTAAAATGCAAGCGTGCAAAGTAAGCGAGTATAAACAAAAAGCTATAAATTGTATATCTCAAAAAACCGAATGAGAATAAACATATCGGAGTTGCTAGTAACTTAAACTAGTAGTACCAATTAAATGAAAGTAGGAAATGATTTCCCTTTATAAAGAATGTAGCTGCAAAGTACATTTATATATTCAGCGTTGAAACATTTTAAAGTGAGTAGCGAAAAGTTAGAGTAGCGAAATGAGATAGATGATAAATGAAAACCAAAGAAATATATATCCTACTAGATGCAGGCGAAAACATCGGCTTTTCTGCAAGTTCGAGTCTTGCAAAGGGAACAAATTAGTAACTTAAAAAAATAAAGCAATATGATTACAACAAGCAAATTTTCAGAGGTTGCAAAGGTATTCAAAGGACTTGCAGCAGTTTATAGTGTTCAATATGATTCTTCTTTTATTGAGTCTGATATGAAGATAGATATTGATACAATAAAGAAAGAGTTTGCCAACTGCAACGGCAAAAAGTACGGATTCGCATTAACTATCGGTATCCGTAAGTCTGGAACAAATAACTCATTAGGTAGCATGTTTCGCACATTTCTAGAAGATGGCGATTTTGTTGCTTTGTTCGCTCTTGTATTTGATAACCATACAAAGGTATGGAATATCAAGAAAGTAACAAATGAGGAGGAATGTTATTACTAGAAACAAAAAACCCACTACCTTAAAAAAGTAGTGGGCGAATCAAGTTAAAAGCAAAACTAATAACTTATGATTACTTCTAAGCGGTTGCAAAGTTATTAGTTTTTTCCGAATTAGCAAAATTAATTAGTAACTTTTAAATATTTTAGGTATGAAGACTTATAAAACAAATTATTCAGTAGCTGTAAATTGGTGTAATAATGCGCTTATCCTCTGCAATAATATTGTAGAGATAGACCCTTCTGTATATGATAATATGCGCTTTGAACTGTTCGATGAAGAAGACGGAACTCAAAGAGATATTTATCAGTGGTTTATTACAGATTGCACCGATGACGATGTAGAGTACCTAGAGCAAACATTCGGATTGCTTTTCACTTATTCAGACCTTTTGGATAAGTATATCCTTTGCGTTGACCATTTCGGCACAAGTTGGGATTACGTTGAATGGACAACTACAAACGAATTGGCAAAAAGAGAATTAGGAGAAAAGAAGTAATTAAAACTAATTGGAGGGCTATATATGACAAATAAAGAAATTGAAAGCTATAGAAATAGTTATAAGGTTGTGAATGGTATTGGCTTTTGTCGTGTGAATAATGATATAAACGGGAATCCCCGATATGTAGTGCATTTTCTCGCTTTTACTACTGATGAGGAAATGAGAAACGACAATTTAAGCCAAAGTCAATTGTATGCAATTGCCAAAAAGCGTGCAAATAATTTAGGCTTTTCCGTTTATCGTGCCAATTGGTACGGAGGCGGTTTTGTCGGGCAATCTTATTCTTTGATTGATACGGCAAACAAGATTAATGAGATAGTAAACAAGTAACTAACAATACCCTTTGCACTCGCTTATGTGGGTGCAAAGGTACAAATAATATAAGATATGAAAGAAAGTAATTTAATTGCACTCGGTGTAATACTTTTTGTTATTGGTTTACTTGTAGGTAATATTGCAGGTAGTTTTATTATTATATTTGCCCTTTGTAGTCTTGTTTTGGGATTTTGGGCTAGTACAGATTTTTTCGAAAATAAGCATTAATATGGATATAAGTACAAAATGGATAAGTACTGAATATAGGAATATTCAGTTTCACGTTGATATTGTAACTTTTGAGATAGCAACAAAGAAAAGCAATATTAAATCACTTTCTAGCCTTCTTGAAAATTACACAAAACTAGTACAAAAAGGCTTTATTAATACCTTTTGCGTGCTTGAAAATTCTGCTAGTATGTTTGTTGTAAAGGTAAGCGCAAACGTGGAAAGACTTGTTTATTTAGATACAACAACATTAAATCTAGAAATTGGTAATATTAAAGATTAATTGGATATATGGATATAACAATACCTTTCGTTTTCGCCCTTATATCTTACGTATTAGGCATTATTGTAGGGCGCAATTGGAATAAGTACGTAAAAGAGTAAATAACCTTTTAAAACGCAAATAAAATGAGAAAGATAGAGCAAAGAATGGTTAACGCTATAAATAATAAAGTTAACTACAGAGAAAGTAATACAGAAGTAATTGTTAAGGGTGCAAATGTATTTGTACGCTTGTATGATACATATATATATGCAAAAGTACGTGGCAAGGTGTATTTTTCCGATGGTGGTTTTAATACGGCTACAACTAGCAGCCGTTTGCGTGCGCTTGGTGCAGACTACAGCACAAATAACAAATTGTGTGGCTGCAAACTTACTAGCCAAAAGGAAATGCTTAATTTGCGTTATTACGGCAAAAAGACAATAGCATAAAACATATTGGATAGGTGCAAAGATAGTCGGTATCTGGTAGCGGTTCGATTCCGCTTGCACCACAAAGTAACATTAAATAATTAGCAATATGAAAGAATTAAAAAAGTTAGCATTAATACTTCGTGCTTTGGGTATTACTGCAAAGGTAGTAAGCGAGCCTATTTGTTTTGGTAGCGAGTTAATTAGTGACAATACATTTTGCGTGTGCAAAAAAGGTAATGTACTCTTTGATGTTTGGCACGAACAAACAAATGAATTTGAATTGCATTTTACCTTCAAAAATACTTTGGTTTATGATACCTTATATTTGGATAGTCTTATTCAGGTAGTTAGCGAAATAACTAGTACTATCACCAAATTTGAGGGTTAAATAATAGAGTGTGCGCCCTTATATTTGGTTATTGGTACAACTTACCAACTAGCCAAATATAAGGCTATATAGAGTAAATAAACGGCTAAATTTAGAAAGTTATGAATAAATATAATAACTACACAAATGAACTGAAACGTATTGGAGTGCCTAATTATGATGGTAAACAGTACGAAGAATATTTTAAAGAGATTGCAACCTCTTATGTACTTTGCAACCTTACAGGAAGACAAATGGCTTATGTGGCTGTAAAGATGGCAGCACAAAAAGAATTTGGATTTAATGAGTGTATGAAAGAGTTTGATATTGCTTAAAAGTTACTATAGCCGTGTGCGGTTAGCGACCGCCATCCAGAATCGAGTTTTGGCACGGCACAAATTTAAAAAGACAACTTGGATATGGGAACAAAGGAAAAAATAAAGAATTGGTTGGAGGCTGAATATAATAGCCTTCACTTGGAACATATAAGCGTGCAAAAAGAAAGCGAGTTAAAAGATAGATTTATTCGCTTTTATTGCAAGTTTGATAAACGCCTGATACGTATCAAGCGTGAAAAGATAAGCGTATCACCGATTAAAAATGGCGGTGTGCGCTTATCATTGGTAGCTTGGGGGAAATGCTATGGGCAATTTTATGAAGTGTAACTTTTAACAATTGGATATATGAGTGAAAAAGAAATAAGAAATGCGCTATCTAACAATAAAATAGTGCATTGGTACAATAACCTATATAAAGTTGTAAAAAGCATATACAACAATAACTTATATGTAGTTTGCGTTCAGAATGAATTTACAACCTTATTAGAATGCTGTGACTTAAAAGATTGTTACATAAAAGAAAACTAGAAAATGAGAAAGATACAGTTAAAAAGTAGTGTTTGCGTTAATTCATATATGCGTATTGATAAATGGGGTGATACGTATTGGGTGGATGACTACACCTCACAGCAGGGCGAATTAATCCAATTTTACAAAGGTGGATATACTTTGTTTTGCTTGGGTAAAAATGATTTTAGATACATCAATTAAAAAAGGTATGGTAAGCATTGAAGAGTTATTAAACAAAGAACAACTTAAAGAAATATATTCATGTGCGAATGTCCATGAATATGTTTTCAAGTGTTTAACGTATGAGGATGTTCCACAAATAATAAATGGAGAAATATCTTACGACAATGGCAAATATGGTTGGAATTGGTATGTTTTACCTTTGCCAAATGGCAAATATGCAACATATAATGCAACCGATAGCGAAAGGGCTGATACAATTAAAAAAATGATTGATTATTGCAGTCGTGATAATCAGTTTGGAAAATCAAAAGAAAATATGGAGTCATTCATTCGATTCAAATTACAAAGTAAGGATGAAGCGGAAGAATGGTTGTTAGGAAAGGCAATATGTCTATTATTGGATAATAAAGGCTACAAAACTGAAATGTGGAGTCAATTAGGTGGAATTGGCGGTATTGCAGCCACCAAAGGCGGAAAAGTAATACGTATTGTTGGTGCGTATCCGACAAAGAAAGATTTGATACATATATTAGAAACAATAACAAAATAGAGATATGAGTGACAAAGAAATGAATTTGGCTATCTTAAACAAGTTGTATGAGATAGCCGATAAGGTTCTTAATGAGGGTGTAGGCGATTGTTTATGTGGTGTTGGCAAAGTAGTACATACACTACCTTTGCCACCTCCACGGAGCAAAGGAATGAGTGAATTAATAACATATACAAACTTTTATAATACATCATAAAATGAACGTAAATCAATTAAGAAAGGCTATCAAGGTAGCCAAAGCAGAAAGCAAGGTAATTTACATTGCTATCCATAATAGCCGTTTTCATATTGACTTCAACAATTGCAAGTATAGAATAGACGGAACGAATGAGCTACTTATAATAAACGACTCATTTCTTGGAGATACAATCATCTTGGATATTCATCAAATAATGTTTATCGAAACAAATTTTAAACATTAATCAATATGGAAAAGACAATAACAAAAAAAGAGGCACTGGAATATATTAAGCAGAATATAGGTAGGTGCAATTTGTCTAGCTTCAATATAGGAACAACTTATGTTGATGACGAGAAAAATGAACTGAGTACTATAGCATTTTTACGTGGGTATGTTATTACAGAGGAAATAGAGTTTTGTGAGCATCTGAATGTTCCTTGCTTTAAGTTTCCTCATGTATCACCTTGTTATATGGATTTGCATGCAGAATATACATCTGAAAGTATATGGGGTTTAGGTACATTTGAATATTTCTATCTAACCAAATCAAACTTAGATGTATTGTTAGATTTTATAAGAATAATCACTTCAAAATAGTAGAAAGGGTTAAGCTATGAACGAATTGGAAAAGTTAATGATAGCAGAATCAAAGAAGATGGCTATCGAAAAGAGCGTGGAAGACAAAAAGGTTGAAAAGTGGCATGATGAGACACTTGAAAAACTGAGTTTCTTAGAGAACTACGACTGCGAGCTTGATAATTGCAATGATAAATCCAAAATACACATCACTCACGGCAGACAGATGATAGAGATAGCTTTGGTAGGAGATTATCGTGACACGGACAAAATTTGGAGATATGATTTGGATAAGCCGCTCAAAGTCGATTGGAGATACAATAGCGCATATACCAATGACAAGTCGGAGTTAACTCTAGAGGAGTTCGTGAAAGCTTTGGTAAGACGTGGAATTATTAAAGTAGAGGGTTAAGCAATGAAAGTATATGTAGTTATCAATTCACACCAGCATGGACTGGGTGAGGCAGTTGAGGTTGAGGCAGAAGTCTTCGATACTAGAGACAAGGCTAGAAAAGCGATGGAAGACAAAGGTCTGAACACATTGGAAAGCTATAAGCATTCATTGGATTGTGACGATTTCCAAATCAGCGTTTCAGATTTCTTCTATCATATCTCAGACAACGAAGGTGAGACGTGGGATAATTTCGATATTGTAGAACAAGAATTAAAGTAATAAGACTATGGAGATTAAGAATGCAGCTCATTGCCCTATCAATGACAAAGACCTTTGTCTTGATGAGTTGGTAAGAGATTTGTTCAATGATGGTCAGTACGCTTGGAACAAAGACAACACAGAAATGGTTGGATTTGTCGGCAACGAGCCAGTATTGGTACGACAGGAAACCGATAACAAATTGTTGGTTAGATTCCTTGGCGATGCTTGGTGTCCTGATGTTGTGGAGGAATGGGTGAAGAGAATTGAACGTAATAAGAATAAAGATATAGAAAACGTGAATGATTCTTGTATGTTTGGGGTGATTGAGAATGACCGAGAGCGTAGAAGTAGCGATTTTTATGTTTCATTCTATTATCGTGGATAATAAATAGCAGAAAGTAACGTTTTAAGTAATAAAAGATAGGAGATAATGGTATGAAGAAAGTATATTTTTTCACAACTGCAAGCAAATTACTTGTTAAGTGTTTGGAGTGTATGGGAGTTGACTATGATGTAAATCGTAATCCTTTTGATTTTAACGATTATGTAGCATCTGCAATAGTAACCGATATCCAGATAGATTTTATATTCGATTTAATAACTAATCACGACCCCCTTGTATCTTGCTATGACCAAGAAGAGTATGACGAATATGTTAGAGAAGAAAGTTGCTAACAAAGATAGGATAGGAGATAGGAGAAATGAAGACAACAGAAATCATGAATGCAGGTGGCACATCTGTAAAATACGACATCGTGAACATCGGCTGTAAGGATTGCCCTTATTGCATGATGGCAGAAGGTCACTACCTTTGCCGTTCCGACAAAAGCTGCAACGCAAAGGCAAACATGACCGATGATGATGAGCCAAAACAGAAAGTAATAATATACAGTCGTGTCTCTACTGAGAAGCAGACATTGGAGCAGCAGGAAAGAACAATCAACGAATGGTTGAATTGTCACAATCTGAAAGCTACTCACGAAGTGAAGGAGGAAGGAGTATCTGGCAAGGTATCTTATAAGGATAGAAACCTTGGTAAGGTAGTATTGCCGATGCTTGATAAGGGTGATATACTTATCGTGTCTGAAGTCAGCCGTATCGGTCGTTCCATGAGCGACATCAACAAGTTTGTAAATGACGAACTGAAACCACGTGGTGTGCGCTTGGTTATCGTTCAGATGGGTATTGACCTTGATTGCAGCCATCTGAAAGCGATAGACGAAATGCTACTGTTCGCTTTTTCATTCTCAGCACAGATGGAGCGTGAACTCATTCAAGAGCGAACACAGAGCGCATTGGAAGTACGCAAACAGAAGTTGGCAGAAGACGGAGAATTTATCTCAAAGTCAGGTAAGGTCGTAAAGAAGTTGGGCAGACCTAGAAAGTGCGACTTGACAAATGCACAGAAGGCAGCATCGGAAAAGCGCAAGAAAGAGGCTGCTGAGAAACCTTGCAACAAGGCAATATGGAATGTGGTTAAGAAGTGTACCAATGACTTCACAGAATTAACCACACCTAACTTTGCTGATGCAGCTATGATGTTGCAGCAGATGGGTGTTTATTCGTCCACTGGTAAGGTATTAACCAAAGAACTAGTAAGAAGTGCGTATTACAATCTACGCTCAGTATATGGTACTCAGGTTTATTTCAGACGCGGTTCTGCCAATTATCGTGTAATGCGAGAAAAGGGTATGACTGACGAGGAGATTCAGCAGTATTACAAGGAACTGAATAATAACAATAATAATACGGAGGAGGAATAATTATGTCGGAGATTATTTGTAACAATACAACAACATTTCTTGCAAGACGATTGTTTGATAATGGCGAGTCTTTGGTGTGCAAGGGTGATACGTACAAGAGAGTTGGAACGATTGAAGGTTTAATAACCACACTGACGATTACTGGAAGAAATAAGAATATATATTCTTTCCGTATCATAGACGAACAACATCAACCTTATAAAAACTTGACTAAGGTAATATACAATAGATTGGTAGGCGAGCAAAAAGAATTTATAAGCTCGATAGGTCAGATATTTTTAGACAAGCAGGGGTATTGGGTTATGTTCGAGGATTGTAGTTACCCTTATAACCACACAACATTGGAGTTTCATAAGATTGGTATTTACTCATAAAACGGAAAAAGTTATGGCATTCTTAATAGCAATTTGGCTAATCGGCACATTGTTCGATTGCGCAATGGGCAGAAATAAAGATTAAAATTTCTGCCCTACACACAATATAATGACGCATATTGCGTTATCTTTTGAAATAATATAAATATATAGCCCTATCGCATCACGGATAAGCGAATAAGTTATGAAGATTAAGACATCAAAGTACAATGAAGTAAGATTATCTGATGTTGCTCAATACATCAAAGTTCCTGCACAGATAGTAAAGCCATCTACTCCAAATGGAGTATTGATTGGTGATGTTCACTACGAAGACGGAAAGAAAGAGCGAGTATATTCAGACTATGAAGTACGTATTAATAACGTTCAGCTACCATTCGCAGTTGGAGAAGATAGCTACTTCAATAGCGAGATTGAAATCAACTAACAGACTCAGCCCTCGACATCACGGTTAAGTCATTATGACATGAGAAAATCTATTGATACATACGTACAGAGCATTGCGCATGACAACGCTCAGTATATCAAGGAGGGTGGATATAAGTCTATCGCAGACTACATCATTACAATATCCGAGAATGCGGATTGTGGTTGGTTTGATATGTTCGATGATTCAGAACTTGAAGAGCCAGCTTGCGAGCCAACCGATGAGCAGATTGAGGAATTGAAGGAATATCTTAATGATAATTATAATTATCTTCCAGAGTAACTAACCATTTAAACTTACGGATATGAAGAAATATCAGATATATTACAATAATACGGTTGAGATAAACAATGTTGCAGAGTTTGATACATTGGATGAGGCAAGGCAATATTGCACCGAAAATACGAAAGGGTATGATAAGGTATGCGACAATGATAATTGTTGGGAGGGTCGTAGTAACAACTTCCACTATGAAGTCTATGATGGAGTTAAGGAAATCCTAGATGAGGATGGTGATGTTGTTGATTTCAAAGACCCAGTTTACGTGACAGAGCAGTTTTATTGTGATTAATTGATACGAAAACAAAAAGTAATTTTTAGTTTTCTATAATAAATACAAATATGATTATGAAAAAGGTTTTAATGTTTATGGCAATTATGATTGCCGTGGTCGTGCAAGCAAATGCACAGAAAGTTTTTGGTATTGATATTACCACGACTTGCAAACGATATTGCTATCAGCTTGCAGCAAAGAAAGGTTACAAGCCTTACGAAAGTGTTGCTGGCGATAAGCGATTCAAAGTTACATACGCAGGGTACAAAGGTACTGAAATGCACGTAAGATATGACCAATCAAATGATTCTATAACCGAAGTAGCTTTTTACTTTCCAAACAGAACCAAAGAAGAGAAGTCGGATATATATAACGATTTAGTCCGTCAGTTTAAACAGATAGACCCAAATGGAAGTGATTCAAGAATGGATATACCACTTATAAACACGCATAACAGAATGTGGGCAGGTAAGGCTGCTATGATATTTGATGAAGTAAGTGGCAAACTATTCGTTTCATATAAATCTAAATATGAGAGAAAGGGTAATACCACAAAGGCAAGCCCAGATATTTAGTTGGTAATTATTCACCAACATATATAACATCATGTTTTTAAAACTTATGATTTTGCTCATGTTTTATGGGGCTTATTGCCTCTTCAAGGGCAAGTAAAAAGTTGGCTGGCTCATTTATTTGGGTCAGCCTATTTTGTGGAATATGGTGTGAAAAACAAATCAATCGAAGAATTAATAACTGCCAAATGTTAAAGTTTGGTTAAAGGTTTACTTAGCACACGCAAGATTGGAATATTTTTCGTATCTTTGCAGCGTTCAATAAATATATCGGGAGAGAAATAGGAAGCTCTTCCGTCAATTCGGTGGAGCATTTTTTATGCTCTTAATCTTACGAGACTGATATATCCATATCAAAGATATAGGTGTATCGCCCCTTGCACATATCGTAATGGTGTGTGCGTGCTTTCCGATATAGGCATTGAACAAAGGGTAGCGGTACACCCTTTTTGTGTATCAACCCAACATTTGTTTAACGTTCAAAAATATATCGAAATGAACGAAAATTTAATTTTAACAAAGGATAGTGTTCCATCGGATATTGAACGCTACTTCCGCGGTGTGTTGGCATTAGACCAACAAGACAAAGTGTTTTCTGTAAACCTTGATGATGTTTGGCAGTTGGTTTACTCTGAAAGAAGCAAAGCTGTTAGAGCTTTGAAGGCAAACTTCATTGAAAATGTGGACTTTATAGTTATCGCCCATAATGGCGAAAACTCGCTTGCCCATAATGGCAAGCAAGATTGGGGCGGCAATAACAAGATTGATTACTATCTCACTTCCGCTTGTTTGGAGTATTTTGTTGCTCGCAAGGTTCGCCCAGTGTTCGAGGTTTATCGTAGAGTGTTCCATCACGCAGTTGCACAAGTTCAGCAGCAGCCATCTTTGCAGGAGCAGATTCAAGCAAAGTTAGTCTTTGCTGATTGGAGTGCAAAGTTCCTCAATCTGAATGACGCAAGCAAATTGGGCATCGCTCAGAAGATTGGTAAGATGGTAGGCTTGGATGATGCTCTTCCTCAGTCTGTAAACGCAGGAACAGAAAAGCCGATTACGCACGCTGCCACCGACTTATTGAAGTCGCACAACGTTGGTATCTCAGCACAAGCATTCAATCGTATGCTTGAACTCAAAGGAGTAGTGAAGCACGCTACTCGCCCAGGAAAGCGAGGAAAGGTGCATAGCTGGTATGTTATCACTCCAGCCTTTGACAAGTACGGACAGAATCAGCAAGACCCTAAGTTTCAGCAGCAGACATAGATACGTTGGTATGATGCTACATTTATGGAATTGCTCACCATTGTTGGCTTGAATAGCCAGACATCACTCAATTTAAATTAATAGGAGATTAGAATATGAACGGACAGAATATCAATGCAACATTGTTGCAGAACGTGGAGCAGCCAAAGTTGGCTAAGACCCTCATCAAGTTACGTGAGGTGTACGTGGACTTTATGAGCGAGGTCGATAGAGCCAAGGAAGAGTATGGTGTGCTTGTGAATGACAGAATAGACGATAAGTTTGCCAGCCAGTACAACGTAATGAGCACGTTAATCAGCAACACTATGGCAAAGATTATGGATTACGAGGTCAATGAAGCTATTAAGGACTAAGTAATCGTACATATATAGTTCCTCGCTTACCTATTGTGGTAGGCGAGGATTTGTTTTATAGTGCATACAAGACGTTTAAACTATCGCACCGATAAATCATACCAACAGGCTATTTTAACCGATTACAGAAGAAATTTTCACTATCTCTTTGAGTTCCCAGATATTTTGTCTATCTTTGCAAAGCAATTATTCATTGGAACTCATCTATCTATCTCAGCCCTGCCGTTGGTGCTCAATGGTGGGGCTTTCCTTTCGCATTTCTTTTATACCTATCATATCGCCCTGCATCATCATTTTTTGGTGGTGTAGGGCATTTTTGTTTGTTAAACAGAACTAAATTTTTAGTTATTTGTAAATCTTTATTATCTCCCGAAAATCCCCGTATCTCTATCTAAATATCATATATTGGTATTATATATAATTATCTCGCATTAATCTTCCTTTCGTGTTGTTAACAAGCGTTTTAGACCAATTTTTAAATCTCAAAAATAATGCTTACCTTTGTATCGCAATTCAGCAGTACGAGGGTTGATTCGCACTAACATTAGCAAACAAAACCTTGTAGAAATATAAGGTTTCATTATAAAAGAGACCCTCAAACAGCTCGTACCTGTTTGGGGGTTCTCTGATTTTAGGCTATGCGTACATTAAGTATCAGAATGGATTTAGTAAGGCAATATGCTTACGGTGCTACTCCACAAGAGGTGAAGCAACGCAAGGAGCTGCTTTGCTTTGCTATTTGGTGCAAGATGCAGCATAGTAATTCAGTAATGTTCCAACTTACAAAGAAAGACTTGAAGGAACGTCTGGGAATAGGTTACGATAAGGCTAAAAGATTGATTAATCAGGTAAACGAAGATTCTCTGTTCACCAATCTCGGTAATGGTCGTTTTATCGTAAACACATTCAAGGACAAGGAAATCAAGTACAATCGTAAGCAGGGAACATACAAAGGTGCTTTGGTTTGTAAGATGCCAGTTAAAAAGGATTTTACTCTCAAAGAAATATATTCCATCCTTAACAACATCCTCTATACATTCGTGATTTGCGGTGCAGAAGATAACAGTTTCAACGTTGATTACAACTCGGTGTGTATCCCGATGCAACTTACCACGAAAAAGTTTATGAGTGTTGTTAATATGGGCTATGGTTCTGTGAGTAGAATTAAAAAACAGCTTATTAGCAGAGGAAAGATTAAATCATCCTTTGCAGAACAGCACGTGGCAGATGATAGAATCGAAGGACAGAAGGAACTTATATTGCAAAGATTTGGTAGGAAGTCATTTACTTATAGTAAAGGGCATTTTCATTATATTATCATTCCTTGCTCTTACTCTATTGAAGACCGAAGAATATCTGACAGCTTCATGTTTCAGATATATGACTACGAAAAGAATAAATACAGATGCAATGGGAAAGGCAATTCTTTCGCTAATATCATTGGTAGTGATGACCCTCACGACAACTTTTGTGGTGGATAATATACATCGAGTCCTACTTTGGATATGTTTATATTAGTAGTTAGTTGAGGTTATATGTGTTTTATATAGTATGTATAGTAGGCTAGTGCGTATGCGTGTATGTGTATGTGATAGCCATATAAAAGAAAGTTTGTATGAAGAAGATAGAAGAAAAGTACATAAGGACTAAATTCGAGGTTGTTGCCTACGATATTTACGTCAGCAATGTGTGCAAAGGCAAGAAAGGACCTTGCAGTTCAGCCTATCTTGTGCTCAAAGACGGAAAGATTATCGAAAAGTCTTCGTATTTTGCCGACCCGATATCGAAAGTCAGGGCACAGATGATAGCGATTACCAGAGCAATGCGCAAGTACTATGACAGTGCCAACCTTATAACTGTTCACTTGCCTGAGAATGCTCCGTATTACAGCATCCTTGAATCAGGAGAAGAGGTAACCAATGATACCAAATCCGGTGATATTGTTCTTTCGTTCAGGAAAATGGCTGAGAACATCGAGGTTATTTTCGAAGTTGCCAAGTGGTACACGGCAGACAAATACAATACGCAAGTAGAGGATATGGCAAAGGCAGAATATGAGAAGAATTTTAGAGACCCAGGAGATAAGCCGACTTATCAAGAATTTTGCGATTACTGCAAAAAGACTGGATGGACAGAAGAAGGGTTTGATGATGCACTTTGGAATTTTCTCGAAAGTAAGAAATGGTTGACAAAGAAAGGCACTAAGCCTAAGACTTGGCAGAGTCTGGCGAATGCCTACAATCCTACCATAAGAAAGAACGATGATAGGTTTATGTCCGTGGATGAGTTAAAGAATAAGAAACGTAAGGAAGCAATGCGTGAAGAAGTGGAAAACAATAAATATACAGGTCACTACATTTGCTATACTGACGGAAGTTGCGATAACTATTCCACTCATCGTGCAGGAGGTTCTGCTTATATAGTGATTAATGCGGAGACTGGCGAGATAGAGAAAGTAAAGTCGTATCATACGTTGGGTACTACCAATAATCGTATGGAAATGCTTGCAATTATATCTGCCGTAAACTATTGTCCGAAAGGTTCACATATAGTTGTCGTGTCGGATTCGAAGTACGCTATCAAGATGTTTAAATTCACAAACTGGGAAATCGGAGATAATATCAAGAATCCCGATTTAATTAAGATGTACCGAAAATGTGCGGAAGGAAAGGATATTCGTCTTGATTGGATAAAAGGACACGGAAAAGATAATATGAATGTTCAAGCAGATTGTCTGGCATTTAGGGCATACGAACGAGCACTTGAAGAGAATAATCTTCCGATGGCTCCTGAAAAATACAGAGCACAAAGGAGAGGCAAACTGACGTTAGAGGAGACGGCATAATGAGTGAATATATAACAAAAGAGCAAGCCAGTGAATTTAGTTGCACTGGCTGTGCTTTCAGAAAAATAGCAGAAAAAGGTTCTCACAAGGGTAGCGATATGTGTTCTGCACCCGATATAGAGCCTTTTAGAAGCTGTATGATGAATAAAATCGTGTTTATAAAAAAATAATATTTATGGATAAGGTTATTGAAGGAACGAAGTTCTTTAATGAACTTCTCGTAGAAAAAGGCAAAATGACAAGAGACGATTTTTCTGCCAGTCGCAGAGCACTACGCAGCTCATACCAAGACGAAATGGATAAACTTGCTACAGAATATGCAGTAAGAAATTCCATTTACCACGTTGGTGATAAAGTGATAGTGAATGATTCATGTTTTGCAAATGTACCTTGCACTATTATTAATATAAAAGGCATATACAACGTAGTGCATGAAAAAGGAGTTCCATCAATAGTGTATGATGTCAGAATGAAATTCGACAAAGAAACATACCAAGTTAGAGAAAATGATATTGTTGGATATGAATAGTAACGTTTAAATTTATAGAATATGTTTGGAGAAGAAACAATCACTCGTAAGTGTGTAATTACGCTTACGGGGGGGCACAAAGTAGTAGGCACATTATCTATGCCGAAACCGAAAAAAGCTATGTTCCCAGACGAAATGGAACGTAACTTTATCAAGAGTTTTAACGAATCACAGCCTAATGCAGTAAACAATGCTGTTAGTGTTCACATTTTAAGAAATTGATTATGATGGTAGTAGCAGATAGAATTAGAATTATGGCTCAGATTGCAGTGTTAAAGGAGATTGCTCTTGACTATAAGGGGAAGACAATCGACAACGTTATCCAACAGTTGGAATCGAGATTGGCAGATTAAAATCTGAAACAATAAAATAGTTAGTAATATGGCTAGAATCACAAGAAATAAAGCTGCCGAGATACTGGGATTATCTAGACAGACAATCAGTAACTACATTGAGCAAGGTCTCATAGGTAGTTGTGTAGGCGAACATGGCATCTTGTATGTGAACAGCGAGGATGTTGAGAAATACGCCGAGAAGTACAAGATGCTTGCAGCCAACGAAAAGATGATAGATGATAAGCTCAAAGAAGTTGAAGCGCACAAGCGTGCAATAAACGTTGAACTTACCGAGTTGAGAAACAGAGCGACCGCAAACGGCAAACTGGCTGCAAACGCTGTCGGTATGCTTTTTGGCGTAATAAACGCTATGTCGTATCTTGACATCACTCCAAAACTCAGCTATCGTGAATCTAAGTTGCTAAAGGACATTATTAATGGGATGACGTATGATGAGTTGTCAATCAAGTATGGCGTATCAGCAACTAGAATCAGACAGATTGTAGAGAAGACGTGCAATAAGCTGACGTACAACGAGGATGCCGCCATTGCCGAGATTGCTACAAATCAAGATTTGAGAATCGTGATTGATGGTTTAAAGAAGAAACTAAAAGCAACACAAGCTAGTTATGATGAATACAGACGTGCAAAAGGCGATACTCCTATCGGTGGAACAATACTTCCACCATTAATACTTGGTAAAGATGTAAACGACTGTGGCTTTCCTGTTCGTATTCTGAATATGTTCAGATGGTGCGACGTATATACCGTAGGCGATTTACTCCGCAAATTCCATGGTAAGTCTGATTTGGATAAGATTAGAAATCTTGGCAAAAAGAGTATATGGATTATTCTCGACTTTATCGAAGAGAATAATCTTAGTTTCAAACAGAATGGAGAGAGTGATGAGGATTTCTATATTCGTCTCAACAATAATTTATCGAATAAAAAACATGAAGAAAATGATTAAGAAGTGTTTCGGATGGTTCGATATTTACTATGCCGTAATGTTATTGGGTGTTACGTTTGCAATATCCAACGCTTGTACTGGCAGTTGGAGTGTTGCATTCGTTTGGTTTGGATTCGTATTCAGTTGGGGAATATTCAAACTGGTAATAAGCGAGGAGAACAGAAGATACAAAGCTCTTGTTAACCTCTCAAAGGAAATACAGAGTAATGAGAAAAAAGCGGTACAGACAACGGTATGGGCTTATGATGAGCTGCACCTTGAAATGCAGCGTCACACACTGACCGCATTACAAGGTATGAAGTACAAGAATAAGGCTGAGTTTATGCAGCGCAAGAAGAGCCTTACACAATACCTAAAGTATTCTGATGCAATTGACAACCTCTACGAGCAAGAAGTTGAACGCTTGCATAAAATGGAGAAAGAAATTGAAAAGAAGAATAATGATGAAAAAGACCAAGGAACTGACTCTGAAACAGAGACTGCAAAATCTGAGTGAAGCACCAACACCATTCTTTTACTCACTTACACCATTCGCCGCAGGATTTACACAAGGTTTCAATTACGAAAAGAAACGACTTGTTTCTGCATTGGTGAATAACTCGGAAGTCACAAAGGACTTCATCAACGAGCCTATCAGCGTGCCGATAAGCAATAGCATTCTGTTTATGCACGCATTCATTGATGGCTCTGTTGACTATCGTAAGAAAATAGAAACTATTCTATCTGATAAATAGCAAGAAAGGGAGGTTAATAGCCTCCCTTTTTTATTTGCCCTTTCGGAAAACTCAAAACATCATTTGAGTTTTATTTGTTGTCTTTGTTACACTCTAAATCGGCATTCAGGTAGTCAATGACCTTTCTGTTGGCTTCATCAATCTTAGATGTATCGTATTCTACGTACACTCCAGTTATTGAATTATCCCAAATAGAGTGCCCTAATGCCCTTCCGATAATCTCCATAGGTATTCCTATCTTTGCGGCGAACGTTGCCCACGTATGGCGATTCCAATAGCTTGTCAGGTCTGGCTCAATCGCATCATTTGTGCGGTCGTATCGTCTTCCGTCATATACCTTTTTTCCTAGAGAACGAAGGCAATAGTTACATTTTGTCGTAAACTGAGCATACCCTGCTGAATGAGTAATCCTCATAAACGAAAATAATTCGTTGCTGCTGCTATTATTCTTGTATCTATCTATAATCTCTTTAGCCTCTGGCTCAACTCTAATATCGTACAATCTGTTAGTCTTATTACGGAAGAATGATATACGTCCGTCCTTATAGTCTTCCTTGGTAAGGTCTAGAATATCCGACAAGTTCGTACCTATCAAATAGAAACCAAGCATAAAGAAATCTCTATATATACTATCGTGGGCATCGAGTTTAATATCTCGTATGGCTCGTAACTGCTCTACAGATAGATTTCTCTTGCGTGTTCTATCTTTCTTGAAAGCTGCCCTCTCAAATGGATAATTAGTAGTGAGCTTTTTTCTTCTTGCCCAGTTAAATACTGACTTCAATTTATCAATATCTCCAATAATACCATTGTTGCATCTGCCTTTTTCTTCCTCATGCTTATAGAATCCCTCTACCCACGAAAAATCTATTCCGTCAAGCGTGGCATTCTCATCATATATGGAAATATCCGTTATAAGATGTTTGTAGGCGGCTATAGTGCCTGTCTTATCCTTTGTGTCGATAAACTTCTCTATTGCACTAATAATGGTGTTCCTGTTCCTTTTCTTGCCAACAATCAACTCTTTAAGATGTTCTTTGAGTTCGTCAACGCTTTCGTTACTATGCTCATTGATGTAATCATCACACATCTTATATATCTGTGCAAGTCTGTTGGTCTTAGACTTTGCCGACTTGTCGGAACGAGGAAAAACCATTCCGTCAAACTTCTCTGTTGTCTGTAATCCAGTTGACAGATAAAACCTCTTGTACTTATGCGTAACAGATAAGTACACCTTAAAATCTCTGCTATCAATATATACTTTCATAACTCATTTATTCTTTATGCTTGCATATTGCTTGCAAAAACACCTAGTTTTTATCCGTTTTACGGGGTTTTTAGGGCTGTTTTGCACTGCTAATACAACAAACGTATGTTTATAACTTACTGATAATCAATCAGAATATATTTTATGTAATTAAGAGGATGATCTTCTTGTCGTCAACTGTTGCCATGTATATAAATAAATGTGTATTTGTGAATAAATTGCCGAAATAGGCACTAACAGTTGCAAAGATACATTATTTTTTTGAAATTCTCGCCTTTCTTTCAAAGAAAAGTTGTATATTTGCAATTAAATGATTTTTTTGTTGATTAATTAAAGAAAGGACAATAAT